ATGCAAGACGCTTACATATCTGTCGTATTCCAACGCCACACCTACCAACTCCGCGCCGTCCTGATCGACCGCCAACCGTGGTTCGTCGCCCACGACTTCGCCCTCCTGATCGACGCCCGCCGCCCCTACCGCCTACCCAAGCGCATGGACCCGGAACAGAAACGCGCCGTCATCCTGGAATACCTCAGCGGCTTCCGCTAGGAAGTGGAAGTCATCAGCGAATCCGGCACCTAACAAAGCCCTATACCGCCACTAGCATCCCGAACACCGCAACTTCGCCAAATGGCTCAGCGACGAAGCCCTCCCAACCCTCCACGACTCCCAGCACATCCCCGACAGCAACCCCCTGCGCGCCTTCATGATCTGGGCCGACCAACGCATCGGCGTCCTCAAGTAGCAAGGGGAAATCTGGATAGCGCGACGAGACCTACCAGCCTTCCTGGCAGCGCAGGATGATTGGCCACTGAGGGACGCGCCGAGCTGGCGGTCGATATAGGGAGTTTTTGAGGGAAGAGAAATGCAAAAAGGCCGGTTGATTGCTGAACCGGCCATTTCAAATTTGGTCGGGACGGAGTGATTCGAACACTCTACCCCTTGCACCCCATGCATGCCAGCCACATCGGCATGCCAGTCTACACGCCATATCCCCTGGGCGCTCGCTGCAATCGAACGCCTCACGATGCCCGACTCTGAGTGACTCAGTCACTTGGAAAGTCACTGGCCCTTCTCGCCCGGTTCTGGGCACCTATCTCCCCTTTTTCTCGTACCTCCCCATATTCCACTCATTGGCCAGCAGCGTCTTCATCTGGTGAATGGCTACGGAACCACCGCCCACCTTTTCGCGCCACCCAGCATGAATAGCCTCGAAGTTGTCATGCACTTCTGCCAGGACGCGACGGGAATGCTCAACCTCCAACAATAGCCGGCGGATGTCTGGATCTTGATGCTTCACCCATAGGGCGCGCATCTCGTCCTTCAGGATTGGTTCGAATCTAGGTAGCTTGCTCATGACGGCCTCATAACTGTATGTGCATACAGTACAGAGTCGAACCATCGTGTCACAGATCCTATCGATCAGCGGATTCCGTCGTATGCCGCTTCGCAGGCAAGTCCCCTCACTCGGGATTCATCAGCTGCTTCTGCGTAGATACCCGCCAAGCGGTCAGCCTCTCCAAGCAACTCTGCAAGCACTCTGGCGTGCTGGGCTGCTGCCTTGCTTGCGGCGGCAGTGCAGGAATCGCGGCCGGCTTCAACTGCTGCAATCCGGTCGGCGTATTTGGCGGCTGCGTCCCGCACGCGCTGATCAGCAGCGGCAGAAGCATTAGCGCGCACCTGATCGATGTTCCTCTGGCCATTTTCAAGCACCTTGTTGATGTTCTGTTGGTAGCGCTGTTAGTTGGCGCGCTCCCTGGCCTCGAAGGCTACGGCGGCCTCCTGGTCCTGTTTCGCATGTTGGTCCCAGCGAGCCTGCCACTGCGCATCCATGCGCGCCATACCCTCGTGCCAGCCACCGGCGGCGGATAGGAACAGCAGTAGGCCGGCGAGCAGCGGCTTCCAGTAGCTGAGCAGCAAGGTCATGCCAGCACCCTCTTCGCTCGCTCCCACAACGCGAGACGGTCATCCTGGCCGTTCAGTCCCCCATTGATCACTCGGGTGATCTTCTCGAATTCTCCAGCATCGGCCAGTTCGTTGAGGCCGTGGTTCGCCCACCACCAGGCGGCCGAGGATGCGGCCCACTCCGGTTGCTCAAGCAGTTCCGGGGCGTCCAGCAGCGACACGCCGAGCGCTGCGCCGGTCTTCCGGTAGTTCTCTCGGCCGGTAATCTGAATCAGGCCGCGACCCATGAATCGCTTCCCATCCCCTTGCTGGGTATTTCCCAGGGCCTTCCGGCCCTCGTACTTCTGCTGCGCCGCAGTCGGCCCCCAGAGCTCCTTCACCCACTTCAGTTGGCCCGACTCATGGCCGACCTGCGCAAGGAACGCAGCCTGGCGCACCGGCGAATCAATCCGATACCGCTGCATCGCCCTGTTGAGAGCAGGAACAAAAACGCCAGCTCTCTGGCTGGCGTTGGGGTAGATGCGCAGGAGCTGCGCTTCGGTGATTGGCATGTCAGTCCACCGTTGAAGTGAAGGTGCAGGCACTCCCAGTAGATGGAGGTAATGTTGAAGGGTTAGTTAGCTTGGTGAAGTCATCAGCTACGCGGCTATAGATGGTAATGAATGGAGAAATATTATGAGCAACAGCTAAGTTTGATCCATCAGCAGACCAAGCTACGCCATTCGCATCCCCGGTTGGCAAAGTCGCAGGGTTAGCAAGCTTTGTAAACACATCACCTGAGCGCTTATAAATTGTCATGTATGGAGAGCTAAGATGACCTATTGTTAGGTATACGCCATCTGGGCTGAATGAGCACGCGTTACCAGTGCTTGGCGGAAGAGTCGATGGATTTGGCAGTTTTGTAAAAGTATCTCCAGAACGCTTATAGATTGCCACATATATGGATGAAGCATGCGCCACAGCAAGATATGTTCCATCGCTGGAGAATGCAACGCCATTTCCTTGATCTGATGGCAATGCGGCAGGATTACTCAACTTTGTGAATGTATCTCCTGAGCGCTTATAGATTGTCAAATATGGTGAAACGTTGTGACCAACGGCAAGATAGGTAGAATCACTGGAAAATGCGCAGCTTTTCCCAGATCCGGCCGGCAGGGTTGCGGGATTAGCTAGCTTTGTGAACGTATCGCCTGAACGCTTGTAAATAGTTATGAATGGAGAATTATCATGTGCAATCGTTAGGTACGATCCATCTGAACTGAATGCACAGCCACGACCAGCTGCAGGAGGCAATACATCTGGATCCGTCAATTTTGTATAGGTGTCACCTGAGCGCTTGTAGATAATAACAAACGGTGTCGATTGGACACTTAGTGCTAGATAGACACCATCGACTGTGGCGGCACAACCAGTACCGTTGAACGACGGAAGTGATGCAGGATTAGAAAGTTTTTTAAATGCACCGGATTCCTTCTTGTAGATCGACAGATATGGACTCCCTGTATGACCTACAGCTAGCCTTGAAATGCCAGATGCTGCCGCGTTCATGTTCGCCTGCTGGGCGACGATGCCGCTGATCATGCCGGCACCGTCTGGCCGAGGACGTCCCAAACGTCTGACGCGACGCGCTTCAGAGTCACTGTCATGCGATCCCCGACTACCAGAGTACCGTTGGCCGGCGCGTTGAGAGTGACGCCAGAACCTGGAGTAAGAGTCAGGCTTCCCGCGCCGGCACGGCGCACATGGATTTCAGTGGTAGCGCCCCACGCTACAGAGGACTGGGGCGGGATAGTGAACGTCGACGCACTGGCATTGGTGAAGCGGATGTAGGTGCCGTTGTCGGTCAGAGATGCGGTACGGCTGGTAGTCGACTCGGTGACTACAGCCGATCCACCTCCCCCGCTGCCAGCCTCTGGCAGCGCCCAGGCGCTGCCGGAATACCCGTAACGCTTGGGGATACCATTGGCGTCCAGTTCATCCACCACCGAGGCTATCCAGCCTGCTCTTGGGACGAGGAACTGCCATGCGCTGGCCGAGGCGACCACCATGCCACCTGAGTAGACTTTCCCGACCATGCTCCAGTCGGAGAAGCACCGACGATGTAAGCAGCCTCGTCGGCCGGAGACCCTGGGGGCGTCGACAGATCCTTGTCCACGATGCACAGCTGAACCACCTGATTCAACGTGGCGAAGGTCAGGTTCGCCAGAGTCTGGTTCGCAGCATTGTTCTGGAGAAGCTCCAGCCCGAGTTTGGATGTTGCCGTCACAGGGTGACCTCCAGGGGGAATCCTCGACCGACTACGGCCGAAAGCTGGTAGATGCGGAAAGTGATCGATGACTGTGGTGAGCCGAAGTCAGTGGTCTGGTTGGCTGCCGAATAAGCCCAAGTCGGTGACGTAACTGCGATGGTCCGCTTCACCGTTGAGCCCGACATGACGTCGATCTCGTAGGCCTCGCTGACCTCACCAATCGGCGCCACTACCCCATTTGTCCACCAACTGCTCGACAGCCGGCTGCGACGGGTGAAGGTTCCAGTGAAGTTGCTGGAGACATCACGCGATCCCCGCGCATACACCGGACTCAGACATTCCAAGTTCACGCCGCGATAGGTGAAGGCCTGGTCGGCTGCGCTATCGAGAGCCGCACCCGAAGTGATCGCCCGGTACAGGCGCTGCAGGCCAATCGACTCCACTGGCGCACCAATGAAGGTATTGTCCGGGTCATCGAGGAAAACGAACCAGTCGCCGAGCTGGTGCAGGCCAGTCGCCCACTCTGTGCCGCGCTCACCGCGGACGAACCCAGACACTAGATAGGTGCCATCGGTCTGCAGGGTGGCCGTCTGGAAGCGCATGATCTCCCATCGGCCATCGGCGCCGTAGGCCACGTAATGCTGGCCAGCCAGCATCTGATCACGAGTGATCGACTCCAGCTCACCGGCCAGAAGACTTACCTGCAGCGTGCGCTGGTCGATGACTGTGCAGTTGCTGGCCGGCAGCGCATTCAACGCAGAACCAAGCGTTGGCTCGCCGGTATAGCCCTGTAGATCGTTCCAGGTCTGCCCGCCATCGTTGGACATGATGGCCACACCGCCGGGCCAGCCGTCGTTATAGCCACCCATGACGCCAACGAAGCCAGGCGCGTTCTGGATTGTCTCGTCTACGGTAGGGATGTCGAGCAGCAGCAGGAGCGACGGACCGGAGAACACGACAGTACCGTCCGGGCCAGGCCCCGGAGCGCCAACAGCCCTACTGGTATAGAGCGGAGCACTATTTGCCTTGGCCTTGCAGGTCAGGCGGCCATCATCCTCATAGTTCACCTCTTTCTGGAGCAGTTCAAACGTGCCGAACTTCGCCTGGATGGTAACTACGTCAGCTGGCTCAAGCGCGCTGTAGGTGGGCGGCAGCGAGTAGCTGAAATCATCCCTCTCAAGCCAGCGCAGAAACAACAGCTTCTCTGCCATCTGGGCAATCTCGTCATCACTCAGGACGAGCGGAATGTCGCGCTGCTCTATGTTTACGGCAGAGGTGCTTAGACGCTCATATGACTGCGTTGCCGCTCCATACTCACGCGTTGAACTCAATGCGGTGATCGTGACCTTCTGCGGAAGCTGCGAGTCCATCTCGCGACTGTACGGCAGCGAATCACCGATCTCATCACCATTAGCAGCCGCGAGATCTTCCCAAGGAATCGTGACGACGGGAGCCTGGCCGCGTGGTACGAACTTGATCTTGTACCCGGATGGTACGACATCAAACGGATATGCGCCTTGCAGAGGCTCAATCACCGAACGTATGGATCCACCTGAAACCCTGTAGCCGGTAACCGTCTGCGTTAGCGCAGAGACATCAATGTCTAGGGGCCCCAACAAATTGCTGAACATAACTTCAGATTCGATGACATCCCCTAGGACCGTTGCATCAACCCTAATATCATCAATCTTGAATACATAAACTTTATATCTAGAAGTCGCCGACCCTTTCGCAGCAAGAGCAACGATACCATCCCTTGATTTAACCGAAACAACACCACCACCAGATGGATTGCTCCATGCAAGCTCGTACATCTTCCTACCAGTTTGAACATCAATTCCATACAGCTTGCTTGATATTCCATAATACCACCACAGGATCCCATCATCATAAGCTGCAGCATCGTCGTCCCTTGAAGACGAACTGGTAAGCGGCATGAAATCAAGAGTTACCGACGCAACCTGAAGCATTGACTCAACGTCTACCGTGCGCAAAGTGTTATCGGAAGGGCTGTAATAGTATGCGAAGCCACTTCCAATGCAGACAGCAGTACCATTCCCAATAGCCAAAGATGTTCCTTTAACCAGATTGAGAATGCTCTTTGTCTCAAATTCGTAAAATGTGTGAATTAAATATTCGTCACCATGCGCATGCACTCTCTTGGAAAACCCAGAGATACTGGATGGTAACAGCCAAGCATTATTTCCAATAACAACTCTCTTTCCATCAACACTACAATAGGCGTATTCCGCATCGCCGCTTCCGGAAAGCGCATATACGGCTTGCGGATCGCTCGTGAGGAATGTTTTGCTTCTGGAGTTCTCCCTTCCCTTGTAAAGGAAGAAAGCCGCCGCCCCAGTATCCCATCCAAGCCATGTAGCGGTAATTGAATCATCAAGAGGATTAATGATCCCGGTGAGGGAAGAACCATCGAGCCGCTGCAATCCAGTGTCTAGTGTCGCCACGAGGTTCAGCGGTTCAACAGATTGATTCGATAAAAGCTCAACCTTGAACTGGGCGGCCTGGAGAGTGTTCGAGTAGTCGGCCAAGGCAAAGTCGTAGAAAGCGATGTAGGTGTACCCGCGGAAAGCCGGCGCATTGCCTACGCCGACGTCAGCCTCGTAGCGCGGATCGGGCAGTTGGTCATCGGTACCGCGGTAGAGCTTCCAGCCTTTTGCCGCCTGGTTGCTCGCGATGATCGTTTCCAGGTCATCGCTGCCAGCGTTGTAGATCAGCTTGTCGCCGCACCAGATGCGCCGGACTCCGGCCACTTCTCCCTGGCAGAGCATCAGCGCGAAGGTTGCGAAATAGGTATAGATCTTGGTGGTTGTCGAACTGCCGCCACCCTTCCCGCCGCTTTTCTTCTTCTTGACCTTCTCCTTGAGCTTGTTGTGCTCAAGCCAAACGATCTGGCTCCCTTCTAGCCCAACAGTTCCGTACATACGCGGAATGTCTCCGCCGTACTCACTTCCTTGCCAGACTCTACTGGATAGCTTCCCTTGCTCAATCACCATCTTCTGACGATTCGACAGGCCGAGCAGGAGTGCTCCGACAATGCCAACCCCAGCTACTGCAGCAACTGTCGTCATTGCCCAACTCCAGAGAAGCGATAGGCCCGTACAACTCGTGCCCGCCAAAGCTCATCAATGCGGTGGCGGCAAACCTTGCCGTGCATCTCGCTGGCGTGAATGACGCAGGGGTAGCCGGCTTCGTCGCCGGCATGAATAGCGATATGCTGCGGCTGCTTAGTCATGCGCATGACAAGGATGTCGCCCTTGCCGGCCTGATCGACTGGAATCGGACTCAAACAGGGCTGCCCATCAAGTTGACGCTCCAGCTCGCCGCCAAACGGCGTGCGCGGATAACCGGTAGCGTCCTGGTGCTCGATCTGCAACTGCTGGCAGAGAAAGACGTACAGGCCTGCGCAGTCGAGGCCAAGGCCCAAGACACGTCCCTGGTGCTTGAAAGGAGTGCCTTCTGCGAGCAGCGCAGTGTTCACGATATCGTCACGAGTCATGCACCCCTCCCAACCGCACCAGATTGTGAGGCTGTCGGCATATCTGGCTGACCGCCGAAGTTCTTTCCGTTATTGAACTTTTCTACGCAATCCTCTGTGCGGCGTTTGCGGCAGCCAGGGATCATCACGTATTGATCGGTCAGCGCGATTGCACGCGGGAATGGTTCGTGCGTAGTGATTACGCCAGTTGAGGTCGACTGCTTTATTTGAATTGGTTTCAAGCCAGCATTGGCGCCAGTAGTAAACATGACCTGGCCAGCGGTGAACCAATCATCGGCCTCGGTACGGGAGGTATCGGTGAATGTGTATTGGTTGGTGACACCAGTTACCGCACCGGAAACCTTATAGGTATTGATATTCGGCCCATCAGGTGCGGAGGCTGGGCCTGTACAGCGACTGCGAGTCGAGGCAATGATCCGACCATCAACAGTTTGGTCGAATAGCGTGTATGGGCATTGCGGGGTATAGGATGATCCGACCGTCTGATTCAGAGCATCGACGATTCCCATCATTTCAGTTTTATATGATTCATCGTTGAGCTCGGTCTTCCCGAGAATCATCAAGCCGAGAGGCTCCTCATCCTCAACTGGAGTCTTCCAGGAAGTGGCGAAGACATAGCATCTGGCGTTGTCGAATACTCCGGTAACCAATTGCTCACGGCTGATTCCGTTATTCATGATTCCAGTTAGGTCAACACTAGACGGCGACATAGTGTCAGTTGCGTCGAGGCCGCTGAACTCATAGCCAGCCTCTGACGGATAGACTTCTCCATTGCTCATTGTCAGATCTGTCGGATAGGCAGCAAGACGAACAACGGTTCCGTTCTCAGCTTCGATGCGTGCGCAGTAAACCCTCTTCTTCCAGTCAGCGACGTGAGATTTCATAGAGCCTCAAAATGAAAAACCCGGCGCTAGGCCGGGTTGCTTGCAGGGGATTGCTTAGGGGTTCAGTAGCTCGACAAGTGTCAATCCTGACGCTTGTCCAACATCAGCGCTAAGCGCCTGAACATTGAAGTTCGAATCGAATGCGACAGGGATGTCGAACTCACAGCCGCCGGTAACGATGTCCGTTCCGGTATTGAGTGGGCGGGTTTGAACAGTGCCGCCGCTGGTGTAGTCGCTGAAGGCGGTGGAGTTGATGGCGACGGTGATCGAGGTTCCAGAGCGCGCAGTGATGAGAGCTCGGAGCCCGTTAATCTGTGTCATCCCAGCGACACCGGAGATCACAACCGACTCGCCATTGGCGAAGGTGTTAGTCACGGTGATGACCGTACTTGCGCCCTTCGTAATGCCCGTGATGGTGCCGGTCTTGTTCGCCGCCAACGTCACTCGTCCAGTGGTGTAGTCGATGGTTGTTCCGTTTGGATAAGCCAGTCCGGCAACTGCTATGGCGGCCTTCCCCTGTACCGGCTTGAAGATCGTCCGACGAGGCCTGCCGATGCTCGCCAAACCAGGCTTGTCCCGGCCGTATTCCTTCACCAACTGGTACACGCCATCGCTGACGATATCCAGCGTGCAGTCCAGCGAGGTATAAGTCGACTGGCCATCGATGGCCGTGGTGAAATCTGCCCAAGCCTTCACGCGGAATCCAGCGAATCCACCCCAAGTGCGGTAATACAGGCTCGCAACCTCTTCGGACAGTTCCTTGCTGTATTTCACGAACTCTATATCAAACGTGCGGTATGGCTTTCCGTTCTTCAGGGAAACGAACCTAGATCCTCCTGCAGTCGTGATGACACTGGTGAAGAAACTGTCCTCAGCCTCTGCACCAATTCTGAAGCACGTATCTAGACGTTCTTCAATAAACTCGCCCATTATTCATACCTCTGAGCAGCATCGACGGCCTGGGCGATGCGGCGAGCAGTACGAGCACTACTATTCTTGCTTCCCTTGCCACCGCTCGTGTAGTCGTTGTAGTTCACTACCGTGCTTCTGTTATTGCTATTGCTTTGGTTGTTCTGAATTTGGCTCAGAGTTTTATCAAGTTTGGCGCTAGTCTCTGCTGTTGTTACACGCTCACCCTTTTGAAGTAGCCATGTGCCTGTTTCTGGAACGGCATCGATGCCATCGTGTGCCATACCAAGCAGCGCATAAGACTGCGCGGCTACGTTCGTCGCACTTATGCCAGCGATAGCTGGTGGAGCATTTGCACCAAACGATGCAAGAGATACCATTGCGGCGGCAGGGGCATAGGCAGCCGCAATCGCAGGGCCTGCAACAGCAGCCTCAGTAATGGCCGCCGCCGTTCCTGTTTGACCTACGGCAAGCTGGACCGCTTGAAGTACGAGCCATTGGGCGGCCATCTGAGCCAAGGCCTGGATGATAGTTTGCCCTATGGTTGCAGCGATGTTGCCGAGCGCATCATTCAGGCTCTCAGCTCCAGTAATTACGTCGTAGATGCCATCGCTAATTCCCTTCACCGACCCGTTAAGGATGGTATTTGCTGCATCGGCTGCCTGCTGGTAGTAGTTGCTGGCATTGTCTACATAGTTTTGTAGTGAGGCCTCAACACCTTTCCCCCAATCCTGCTGAGCCTCATCCATTTGCGCATAGCCATCCTTTTGGATTTTTATGCGCTCATCCATCGCAGCCTTGACGGCTTCAGTTTCTTTCTTGTAGAGATCAGGGCTCAGCTGACCCGCATTGAATTGCTTAGTCAACTGACTCTGTTGGCGAAGATAGCTTTCCTGAATCGACTGGACCTCTTGAAGACGTCTAGCCTCCTTGTCTCCCAGGCCGAAACTAGAGATGTTCTGCTGTTGCGATCTGCGCGCCTGGTCGATTTGGTCATTTAGCGTTGATTGGAATGCGCTTAGCTTTCTGGCGTCATCCAGCGTTTGCTTTCTTAGCGCTACCTCTTTCTCCAACGCGGCGTTTCGCTTGAGCTGAGCAGTAATTAGATCAGAGCTCGCAAGCAAAGCCTTTTGATCTGTAGTGAGAGTCTTTTTTTCCTTGATCTGCGCTAGTTCGGCCTCCCATTTCGCCAATGCTTGCGCTTGTGTCCCTAGCTTCTGCGCTGTCTTGTCCTGATTATCCAGCGCCAGATTCTGAGCCTCGATTGCCGAATATTGCTGGCGCAGGGTGTCCAGCATCTTGATCCCGGCATCTTCGCGATATGTCTTCGCCTTCGGCGTTTTCGGATCTTTGATCCTCTGGTTTATTCCAGCGACAAGCTTGTCGAAAGATCCGCCTGAAACGGTGTCCCCTTCTACGTTAACTCCCTTCAGCCAGTCAGGAAGCTCATTGAGTTTTCCTTCAGAAATCAGGCGTTCTGCGGCCTTGTATCCAGTTAGATACTCCTTCGTCAGATCCTTGATTGCCTTAGCGCGCTTTGCTGCAGGGTTTGTGCTGTCGAGCTGATTGTCTACCGATTCTGAAACGCGAATGTAGTCCTGAGATGCTTTGGTCAACTCAGCCTGAGATTGAGCGTTCAGTTCAGTCTGCTTACCTGCATCCTGTAGCGCCTTCTTCTCCCCTTCCAGCTTTTGCAGAACCTCATCTCTTGAGCCGCCACCGGCATAGGTGAAAGCCGAAAGAACCGGGTGCGCATTGATGTAGTCGATCTGGCGCTGGATGATTTCCGCCTGGCGAGCCGCATCAGGAAAGATTTCTGCCTTAACCTCAGCATAGGCGCGGCTTATCGCCGACTTGATGTCATCCCAATCGCGCTCAACCTCAGTCAGAGAACTGCGATAGGTCTTCAGCCGTTCCAGGGCGTTGTTGTTCAGATCTTCGCTGAGTTGATCCAGGGCGCGCTGGCTGTCGCCCTGCTCATCAATCGACTTGATGACTTCATACTGCTCTGCAGTGATCAATCCATATTGCTGACTGATCTTCTGAGCCGCCTCAGTGGCATTGTCGCCAAGCTGGGTAAATGACTTAGCGACCTCTCCGGCGCTCTTCCCGGAGTACTGAGAAATCGCGGCAGCGGCCTCACCGAAATTCTCCAGCTGAGTGGTGCTAAAATTTCCTGAGGCAGCCAGCGCCTTAAAGGCATCTTCGGCACCGGATAGATTACCAGTGGCCAGACCAGCCTGCTTAGCAAGATTCTGAAGCTGCTCGGCAGAGACGCCTATCGTGCCGTTACCCTGATAAAGAGCCTGATTGAATTCCTGCTGAGTCTTGTAGGCGTCGTAATAGGCATAAACAACTGCCCCAATAGCAGCCGTTAACGCTGTAGCTCCGACTATTGCCCCAGCAGACCATGACGTTCCGCCGACAGAACTCTTAACTCCGTCAAGTCCCTCCTTGATGTTCTTGGCTTGCTCTACGTTATCGCTCAAAGCCTCATTAAGAGACTTAGAATCCTTGGTAACCTCTTCAATAGCGCGAATACCAAAAAGACTATCAATGCCATTTTCGAGAGCGGCAAGCACATTTCCAATGCCGCCAAACTGGTCCTTAATCTGACCACCCTGCTGAAGCAGTACCAGTAACGGATTTGCGCCGCCGGCGAGCTGAGTTGCAACATCTGTTAGCTGCGCAGGAAGACCTCGAATTGCAGCCTGAGTCTGCTTTGCGGTCTGCCCATATTTATTTAGGGATGCTCCTCCAGCATCTATAGCTATACGGGCATCATTTATGGCCTTGCTGAGGTTTTCGTATTCGGCCTTGTCAATTACCCCAGAACCACTCTTGAAGAGGCGATTCAGCTGCTCCTGCTTTTTCTCAAGACGATCATATGCAGCCAGAGTCGGATCAAATTCCTTCCGCAAACCCTCAAGGGCTTTCTGCTGCCCCTTGATCGTGCGCTCAGCGCGCTCCATACCGCGCTCAAAGCCACCGGTATTGGCGATAAGATCGACCGTCAGGGTTCCGAGTGAATCCGTGGCCATTTGATCTCCAACTATTTCACGCGCGCCATCGACAAGATGGCGGCGAATTGTTCGATGGTTGCTTCTTGCGGTTCTGGTTCGCTGTAATCCGGCATGAAATCTTCAGCGTTCATTTTTCCGCCATGCATCCGCTGAATTACCCAGCACACCTTCGCCAGCATCGCCTCGATTCGGCGTGTCGAGTTGACGGGGCCGTTCTGCTTGATGAATGAGGCCCATTGCTGGGCCTCTCGGTAACTCATTCGGGACTTAGCCTCGGCAACTGTAATCCCTCCGACGCCGGCCAGCACGAGCTCATGCCAGAAGACATCGGAGGGATCTAGTTTTTTGCCGGTTCAGCCTGGTAACCGTTGGCCGAGTTGATCGCGCCCAGCAGGGCGAAGAACAGGGTGTCGATCATCTTTCCTTCGCCAGTCTCGGGATCGCCCGTGATCTGCTCCTGTGAGGTGAACACCGGCTTTCCGGAACGGTCGACGATGGAAGACACGATGCGGGCCACCAGCACGTCGTTGCTCTCCTTGTGGAGCTCGAACTCGCGCATGGCACGATCGTAGGAGGAGAGGCGCACAAAGACGGTAGCCTTGTGCTCCTTCCCGCCCACTATCCAGGTGATTTCCTTCTCCACGGGGGCGCCAATAGCGGCGCCGGTCGATTGGATCAGGTCGAGACTGAAGTCGGTCATGAGGTTTCCTTAGCTGCTGGATTTCGGAATCAGTACCGGCTCGCCCGAGACCTGGATGCCAATGCTCGACGTCACGACAGCGTTCTGCGCGAAGTCGAAGCTGAAGCTATTCATGTAGCCCTCGAAGAGCAGCCAGGAACGATCCTCCGGTAGGTCGAACTCGTAGTCGCCATCGCTATTCGCGACGGCAGTCGGGATGCTGGTGCCATCGGACCAACCAACGGCCCAATCCAGGCTGATGCCGGCGTTTTTCAGCTCCAGCAGCCTGATATGCACCGGGTCCTGCGGGTTGGTGTTGATGCTGAAGGTTGCGGTTCCGGGGGTAGCCAGGCCGGCTACGTAGCTGCGCGCGGTTTCATTCAGGCAGGTCGTTTCAATCTGATCGATCGAGGTATCGATGCCGGAAAGTGCGGTGATGCAACCAGCGTTCTTGACCTGGTGGCTGTCGGGGTCGATGAAGAAAAGGTCAGTGCCTTGTGCCTTGACCACATTACTCTTTGCCATGGGATGGTTCTCCAGTACTGGATATGGCCGCTTCACAGCGGTCTGTCGGCTGCCTCCCGGCAGTCGTTTTCCTTGCGCAGGAAAAGAAAAGCCCCGGCATCTACCAGGGCTCTGAATTTGGTGCGCCCTTTCGCAACGTCTCCCGACGTGACTAGGGGCGGCTTTGGAAGCGCGTCTCTCGACGAGGCCTAGGAACTTGGTTCGATCCAGTTCACATCGAAACTAGACCTGTAATTCTTGGTGTCAGGGTCTATGGATTCGCCGTTGTAACTAACCACATGAGCATCCAGTTCAATGGAATATTCAATGGCATCAGCCACCTGCCGCGCAGAGGTTGCAGATGTGGCATAGACATCGATCTGGATACGAAATCTAGCGCCTCCCGGCCTGCATGAGAGAGTGTTGTAGGGAACCCCACCGACTGCCAGCTGCCATACAGCGTAGGGCTTCGTAACGCCCTGTGGGGCCTGACCGAATGGGTAGAACCGAACTGGCGATGTACCAAGAAGCGCAGTCACTCCAGGGTCGGCGGCCACCTTTGCGAAGATCGGCGGATACATCAGTACTCTCCAAGTTTGATCAGCTGATATCGGGCTGAACTGATGAACTCGCGGAAGACGGCTTCACGATTCTGCTCAAGAGCTGGGCGAACGAATGGGTGTGCAGCTGAATGCTCAGTACCAAGCTCAACCCACCACCAGTAAAAGGTATTTCCACCTCCCTGGCCCCGCTTCCGTTTGCGCACCCCGACCGATACATATGCGGCACCAAGCTCTTGCCCAAGAGCCTTGCGCTCAACCATGGCGATGTTTGCAGAGATATCATTGGGCGTTTTTGGGTCGTCGATCCTTGATGCCCTATCCTGCGCATCCTGCAGGACAATCTCCATCGCATCTTTCGCCGCAGGAACTGCAACCTGCCTCCTGACGTTTTCGGATAGATTGCGGAACTTCGCGACGATGTCATCAGCGCCGCGCAGTTCGAACTGGATGAAGTCGCTAGCCATAGCGGCGGAACGCGAACGAGGTGATGCCTTCCCGGCCCAGCTCGGACTCTGCATGGTTGATCTCGCGGAGTTCGAAACCTTGTCGGTCCATCCATGACACGAATCCATCCAGCGTCCAGTACCAGATGTGCTCACCTGGCTTGAAGTGCTTGGACTTCAGGCAGTCGGATTGGTCTTTGTAGATCGGCATCGAGACGAACGCCCAGTCGCCTACGCTGCGCAGCATCAACTCCGGATCGGGGATGTGCTCCAGGCTGTCCCAGAAGGTCATGGCATCCCAACCGAAGTGCGGATTCTTGTAGCAGCCGTTAGCGTTCAGCCACTGCAGAGCTTCTGGGTTGACATCGAATCCAAAGCCGCCTGATTCCTGTACGAAGCGCCCACCACCAATACCGATATCAAGAACTTTGCCGGCGAAGTGACGGCGCACCAGATCGACACGCGCCTTGGTCAGTGCTGCACCCATTGGTGTGGCGTCGAGCTCCTGATACTTGGCGAAATAGGCGCCTTCATAGTCCATGGGCTTCCGGCCATGCCAGCCCATGCCAAGCTCTTCAGACCAGAGCAGGCAGTCGGTCAGCCCATTCGGCAAACTTGCGGTCATAGTCGCTGATTCTCTTGTCGCAGTTGTGTTCTTTCATGGTGCAGAGGCAGAACTTGTCTGGAACCGCGAAGTTGATGCGGGACAGGTCCATGCATGGATCGGTGATGTGTTCTGGCGAGTTGAAGCCGCCCTGGCCGCCGCAGATGATCCATGCGGGCACCTTGGTGGCGATGCTGGCCGGAACGATCCATCCGATACCGCCAATCACCGCATCTGCGTGCTGCAGCAGAGCGAGCAGCTGTTCAACATGCAGTTCGCCGCGGTGGAACGTGACGTCAGCCTCAGGTAACGGATCCAGCGCCCATTCAACATCTGGAACGAGGTCTGCAACCGACACCACCTTCCAGCCCCTGCGGCGCATTTCTGCGGAAGCGCTGGCGATGTACTCAGGCATCGGATTCCGTGTATCTGCGCGCCACTCGGAGCGCACCGTGGCCGGTCTCACCAGGACATAGCGACCATCGACTGGAGATGGTCCGAAATCCGGCAGATCGAACTCCTTTGGATCGCACCGATAGGCTTTACGCAACCCCTTGATTATCGGCTCGCGCCAGTAGGCAATTCGCAGCTCTCTCGACGGCGGCGCCTTGTGCCACTTGTGCGGCCGGTCGATGTTCTTGGTCTGGGTCCGCAGCTTCGTTGAGGGCCGTACGCACTTGACGTTCAGATCGCTGTAGAGCTCAGGCCATGGTGTTTCGAGGAATGCACCTGGGTAGTTCTTGATGAAGGCCCTGGCAAAGATGTTATCGCCAAGCCCCATCATTCCCTTGATCAGCAAAGGCTTTCTCCGGGCATTAAAAAACCCGCCGAAGCGGGTTTAGGTCAGTAGAACGTTTTCCCATCTGGTGTGGGAGCCCACCATTCCACCTTTTCTCCATCAGCAAATCCTTTAGGACGTTGCCAGCAGCCTTGCTCGCCTTGCCCACCATGCATATACGACAAAATGAAGACGTTTCCATGCGTGGTGAGTGCAACCACTGGCCTTGTCCAGATATGCACATTGCCTTCTGGCGGAGCACCAGCAGGACTCCAATAAAACTTCTTACGGTCCTCAACGGACTCCTTTTCAATTCCGGAGTAATTCGGGCGAGCCGTCAAGCTTTCTCGATAGTCACCTGAGAATCCGAAATCAGGCGCAAAATCAATGTCGCCTGGGCAAGAAGATCGCCCAGGGATCAGACGGTCAGGACCATCTTGGATCCACTGCTCTCGGGACCATATAGCCTTACCAAACTCGGTCATTTCCCAGTGCGTTGCATCAGCGGGAGCAACTGACCAATCAACCTTGTCGTAACTCATCTCAACCACCTCTAGCTGAGCCTCATGCTGGACGTGGCAGGCGGTGAGGTTTCCGCTTTTCGGGCCGTCGCCCTAGCCACGCTTCTATCCTAACAGGGCCTCTTCCAGACTCAAGCGCTGGAAGCAGGCGATGGCGCTATAGCGACTGCAGTTGATCACCTCAACACCGCGAGCCTTTGCTTCCGCCGCTACCTGCGCAAACTGCCTGTGCCAGCCTGCGACCTTTCCGGCGTCAGGGTTCTTGGTCCGCTGATGCTCACCATGCCAATGCGTGCCGGCGGCAAGCGAGCAGTCATAGCCGAGCAGCAGAACGCGACAGGCGCCCTGCCCCATTGCGAACTGGATGGCGCGCATACCGCTGTTGTAGGGCCCGCCAATCTGATGGTGATTCACCCGATAGCGCTGCTTGGCCTGACGGGTGCAGCTCCAGCGCTCGGCTTGGATGTCAATCTCTTCGCCGTACTCGGCCCACCAGCAAGCGTCGCCTGCATAGATCACGTCGCAGAATCTCGCCAGCTTCCAACTGGAATTCACTGCTACCGTTGGAAGCCCGTAGCGCTCAACTGTCGCGCAGTCTTGAGCAGTCAAAGAAGGTCCGCTGGCGATGCACACAATGGTGCAGCCAGCCCAGCGCTTGGACTCCATCAGCCTTCGTTGACGCCTTCAGAGCAGGGAGCGGTCAAGTACTCATTCCCCCGCACAGGATCTGGAAGCCAACCTGCCGGGTTGTAGATTCGACCCCGGTGCAGAACGCGCATAGTCGGCAGCATGCCGTCCCGGTACCGAATGGTGATGCGCGCCGAAAGATCAGATTGCACTGCCTGAGCGGCGATGAACTCGCGCACGCTCAGCGGCGCAATCTCCGCCGGCACTTGCGGCCAGGTAGTGATCCAACTGTCGACCATCTCGCCGGTCTGCGGGTCTTGCGTCTGCACTTTGGACTGAATGTCCACTCGATGGCGTAGACGGCCTGCCTTAAGTGCCATTATGGGATTCTCGGCGGAGCGATTGGCGCCTTAGCAGGGCGCTTCGGAATCCATGGCGAGCCATCCATGACGTTCTCCGCATGATCCCTGCTAGGTGCGCAAGATGCACAGATGTAACGGAAAACACCAACTCCGCCAACGAACGGTCCAGTGAATGCACGCCAGCCTTTCTCACGGCGAAATTCCTGTCCGCAATTGCAGCATTCCTGCCAGAAGAACCATGGGTTGCAGCGGTAGATTTCGTGACGACGCGCTTTCCTGATCATGATTTCACCTAGGCCACCGCAGGGTCGCGCAGAGGGTACAGAAGCGCTGTCACCGGAGCAGGCAGGTAGCCCTGCGCGAATGCACTGTCCGCGTTCTCGTCGCGATCCTTGTAGAAGAACCCGATCAGCAGCAGAACTGCTTGCTGGACCTCTAGGCGAACCACCTTGTCGTTGCTGCTGTCGCGCACGTACTCAGGATCGCCATTGCTATCAAGTACAGGATCATCGTTGCTGTCGCGCTCAACCTCATAGGCCGAGGCGACTTGAGGTAGTTCTTCACGGCGCCAGATGCAGCACTGATGTAAGCCGAGATGAGTGTATCGTCCTCATCATGATCCATCGCCAGATGGGCCTTGGCGCGCTCCAGGGTGACGTACTGCATCAGATTTTCACCGGGTCACTAGGATTTCGACGGGAGGCGTTATCGCGCAGGTCCTTACCGTCACGGCCCTTCTTCACAGCCAGGCGCCAATCATCAGAGCCGCCAGGAACGCCAACCGGCGCATCCTTCTGAGCGATCCAGTAGCAGCCGCCGTAGGTAGTGCCGTCGCCCTGCTCGTAGGATTTCTCTGCGCTGAACACGCCACGGTCGATGACGGATGCGATCTTCACCGACTTCTCAATCAGAGCATCACCGGCCTGCATCTTCACGGTGACGGTGCGGCCATCCTCGCCAAGCTCAAGCTCGAACGATTCCAGCGGCAGCGCGTCGCGGCCATCCTTCGGCGCAGGGATCCGGTCCAGTGCCTTGCTGGTGTCCTCGCGAACCTGGCGCTCCCAGTGCAGGGTGAGGTCCGAGAAGCGACGCTCGAACAGGCCGCCTACCTCTTCCGCGGTCGGAACAGATGGCAACTGGATGCCCTTCACAAGCTCGACGAGATGATCTTTCAGAGCGCCGATGTCAGCATCTTTGCCGGGCGCAGCAGGCGGAAGAGACTTCACAGCGGAATCCACCAGCTCAGTTAGCATCGGGCGAATATCGTCAGCCGTGATCGACTCACCATCCTTCGCCGGCGGAATCTCTGCAACTGCCTTTGCCACTTCTTCACGGATCAGCGGGGCAACATCTTCCGCGGTGACACTAACGCCATCCTGCGGCGCAGGAATGGCCTTAACCAGTTCTTCCAGGTGCGACTTCAGGGCTTCCATGTCGGCAGAAGCACCGTCTACCCCGTCTTTTGGTGCTGGAATCAGTGCCGCGGCCTGCTGGGCAATCAACTCAAGATCAGGCCGTTCGGCCAAAGCCTTTTCCAACTGCTCGATGCGGACAAACAGTGGCGCTGTCGCTTCACGAACGATGGCGCCCATCGCCTTACCGAACTCTACCGGGTCGATCATTGAAGGGCCTCAGTGCGTGCGGCTTGGGCAGCCTTAAGAAGGAACAACTCAGCCAGAGCTCGCTGAGTTTGTGGGTCTGGTTGTGCTGCAGGTTCTTCTTGGATGACAGGTGCTGGCTCCTGCACAGGCGCATTGTTCGGCAGCACGTTGTTGCGCACCTGATCCAGCGGGAAGTCCTGCTGCTGCATGTAAACGGTATCGCCGCCCTGCAACGGTGGCAGGTTGAATTCCAGGCGAGCCTCGTTGATGGCCTCGATGCTGCCATCGGTGAGGGTCTTGTGGTATTCGGCCTTCTTGCCGGCGTCCATTCGCATCAACACCGACTCGTCCATGTCTACCTTGTAAGGCGTGGCGTTCAGCCCAAGAGTAATCAACGTCTCCATGGCCTGGATGTGCGATTGCAGCGCATCGTCGTAATACAGCTGGTTGATGGCGTCGACGCCGAGGCCGGAAGGGATCGTGCCAAGCCCAACCTTGAAAGGCGGAATGCCGAACGGCTGGCAAATCTGCTCATCGGAGTAGCGAAGCTGCTCTACCATCTGCGAATCAACCGACTTTGACGCCAGTGAAACGAACTGTAGGCCATCGCCAACTACCGCAACCTTTCCGGCATTGGCGCCAGTGAAGTTGTCATTCCAGTAAGCTTTCAGGCGTTCGGCTGTGCCGTCTGCAATCGCCCCAGGAGCGGAGAGAATCCCGGACGGCTGCGCATTGTTCGCGAAGAACTCAGACGAAGACCGCAGAATCCGCATGTTCTTCAGAGCCGGCCAGTAGGCAGCCGCAATCGGCGGCAGGCCAATAAGCGGATGGAACGGGCAGATGCAGCGGTCATGAATGATCTCTGAGGCCGGAACCGACAAAAGACCATCATCGAGTGGCAGCAGGTTCAGATCGTCCGTGTAGAGCTGGTAGAAAACTTCGCCTGAAGTTGAAACCTGCGGAATCACTTGGCAGGGATCAAGAATGTATAGGCCGATTACAACGCCTCGACTGTCGCGCTCCTTCAGGACATAGGTGTTGCCCTGCATGAGCTTGGAGAGCATCCAGTATTCGCGGAATTGCTGCGGAGTCTGGTAGTGGTTCGGCTCGCGCAGTACTGGGCTGAATGCCGGGCTCTCGGTTGCCGACCAGATCCCATTGGAGTTCTTGGCCTGAAGGCTGAAGGGCAGTTTCCCGATATCGGTGGCGATGCGAGAAATACAGGCATACAGAGTCGGGTACTGAAGAAGCGTTTCTCGACGTTCCTCTTTGTTGCGCTGCCAAGCACCAGCGAATGGCTCGCTGATGATCTGCCACCAGCCGCGATTCACTGGCACAGAAGACGCTAGAGCCTTCTCTGCGCGCTTGAATTCGTACCCGAAGAGTTTCATGCGATCCCTTTACTCAGGCTTGTTCTTCGGCTTACGGCCACGTCGCGGTGCTTCGTGCTGGGTCTCGGCCGGAATGTCCTCCTGTTCAGGAGCGAGATCTTCGGTGGCGCTGGCAAGATCAATTTGAGCAGTTGCCGAGGGGCGCATATCGCGTGTCATGTATGTTCCGCGACCAAGAGCCTGCAGGGTCTTCGCAAAGCGCTCCTGCATCTCTTGCTCGCGGCCACTCTTGTGCTTGAAGATGACTTTCATGGGGTTCTCCATGCCGTCTTGTAGAAGGGGCCGCAGAGCAGCCCCTTGAGCCAGACGGCTCGGTTACGCGCAGGCGCTGTAGTTTACGTAGCCCCAGGCCACGGAAACGAAGCGGCGACGCTGCCAGTTGATGAAGCGCTCAACCAGGAACGCTACGCTGTTGGTCTGCCACATGGACACAACCTGTGCAGGCACGGGGGTGCCAGCGCTGTTCATGGTCGGGGCGCTGTCCATCACCAGGGAAGCCTGGTCGGACATGGAGACCTGAATGCCACCCTCGTCGCCGAGGAAGATCTCGTCGCCCTTGACCAGCGCCAGAACGGAGCCGTTGCTGTCGGTACCGACGTAGCTGGAGGTGAATACAGGAATACCGCCCAGCGTGCCGCCCTGGTAGGTAATGCCCGGGAAGGCAGGCTGGCCCAGCGGGTTCACCATCTGGGAGAGCTGCACGGCCAGGGTTTCCGGCATCAGCCAGAACGCACCCTGCAGGGTATTGTTCGAGGCGATGAAGGCGTTCATCAGGGTTGCGATGTCGCAGCGAACAGCCTCGTAATCGGTTCCGGTCGACAGGGTAGTCGGGGCAACACCATTAAGGATGGAGGCCGGCGACTCATCGGCGACTGCGGCGGCGTCCGGATCGATGAAGGTGGTGTCGATGGTTGCACCAACCGCACGAGCCAACTCATCACGAATCAGAGCGTCCACAGCTACCGAGCCGCGCATGAGCATTTCTTTGGTCGCTGCAGCGATGGCGGCGACTTTCAAGGGCTTCATGTTGATTTTGGTATAGCTCCACTCGGTGAGCGGCTTGGCGATACCTTCCTTCACCCATTTGGCGCTGCCGGTCGATGCCTGGATCAGAACCGGAGTATCGAACGGCAGGCGGCGCAGGCGGTCGGAGATCTGGCCGAGCAGAGTGCGCGGGCGCAGGTATTCAACGAAATCGGCGAATGGAGTGCCGCCGTCGGTGATCAGGTTGGCAGCCCAGCCGGCGTTCAGGGTGTTCGCTGCGTCGACCGCGGCCTTCTGGGTCAGAGTGGCGATCAGCCGATCATCGTTCGGGTACAGGGACTTGGCGATCTGGGTCGGGTCCATGTGCTCGATATGGGCCAGGGCTTTCACGCGAGCCACGCGGGCGAAGGCGATGCCGGGCTCCAGCTTCTCGGTGTTCTTGGTGCGCACCTGGATGCCTTCTTTCACTTCCAGGCTTTTGGCGCCGCGCGGATCATCGGTCACAGCCTTGGCAGCGGCGGCTTCGCGCTTCTGCTTGTCGCGCAGCAGGTCGAGGTGCTTGTCGATGGCCTCGACTTCCGACTTGAGGGTGTCGTACTCCTCGCGCTGCTCAGCATCGAAGGTAGTGCCTTCTTCGGCGGACTTGTCGATCAGTTCGTCCATGCGAGCCTGCTTTTCTTGCAGAGTCGCCTCAAAGGCGGAAATTTGTTGGGCGATGGTTTTCATGTCGTTGCCCTCCTCGGGCTTCGGAATTGGCTTGGATTTCTTGCGGGTTGCCGAAGCGCCGGCAGGTGCAGCACGAACGACCGGGAGCGACTTGTGGCCCAACGCGGCCAGCCGTTCACGGTCGAAGGATTTGATGGTGTTGATCGTGGCGTCAGCGTTTGCCGGGATCGTCACGAGGCTCAGTTCGAAGACTTCAGACTTGATAAAGCGAATGCCGCCCTCATCCATCCAGGAGTATTCAAGGGGGCGGAACCCGATGGAGACGCCGCGGACCAGCCCGGCCTTCAGCGATTGCCAGGCCTCATCGATTCGATCACGCAGGCGACCTTCTTCCTGTACATCAGCAAGCTGGGCAGTGAAGGTGATGCCTTTGGCGGTCGGCTTGTCGAACTTGACCGTGCCAACCGGCTTGTCATGCTCGTGCTGCCAGAGAAGCGGCAGTGGGTTCTTGAACTCCACACCCAGCGGCTCGACGATATCGCCCACGCGGTCAGGGCTAGGAGTAGTGGCCACGCCGGTAATGGTGCGCGCCGCTTCATCCAGCGCCTTCACCTCGAAAATGCTGTAGGCACGATTCATTTTGCGTTCTCCAGAAACGACGAAGCCCGCTCAGTGGCGGGCTCGTTGGTGTCTTGCAGTGGATCTCCTGGCGGCTTTCCTTCCATTCGAGAAAGGCGCTCCTGCGCTTTAACGCACAGGCGACTCAGGCCCTTCCGGCAAAGCAGATTCACCAGCTTCTTCTGCCGATTGATGCAACCTTGACAGGCCATGGATCACCCCAGGACGAACATTTGAAACTTCTTCGTGGCCGCCGGCGGGTTTAGCGCCATCAGCGTCACGGCGTTGAACATGGCCATCAGCGGGTCGATCTTTGCCGATCCACTGGCCTGTTTGGTGATCAGGATTGAGTTGGCGCGCGGTTCGACGCGGGCATTGCCGACGCACCAGGCCATCATGGGCTGAGCTGACGGGCAGAATTCACCCGACGCCAGCCAGCGCTCAGCGGTCTTGATCGCGCCGCCAAGCTTCCAGCCCTGGCTTACCCCGACGATCTTGTCGTTCGGGATATTTCGCTCTTCCAGCTTGTCGAGAATTGCGCCGAGGCCTACAGGGTCGCACCCGATCTTATCCAGCAGACCAGCCTCGAACAGCTGCTCGGCAATATCAGCTAGCTCTTCGACATCATCGCCGACTCGTCCAACAAGTGTCAGATGACCGGCCTTGGCGAAGTCTTGCAGCGCCGGAGCAATTTCTTTGCGGCGCTCCAGCACCGAAGGGTGAGCCCATGCATGCCCCCAGCCAAGCTTTCGGCTGGTATCTTTCTCCCGTCCCACTGCATAGGCGCCGAGCAAGTCGTCCAGGCCTCCACCGTCGATGCCGAGGTCAATTACCTCGCAGCGATTGATCAGTTCTTCCAGGGAACAAGGCTCTACAGCATCTTCCCAGAAGTCTGCGCCGGCCCAGCGGTCAGACCGCAGCGCCAGGCCTATCTCGACGTTCCCGTGCTTCGCCAGGAAGCCGCGGAATGACTCCTCGCCGCCCTGTTGGGCCTTGGCGAATTCACGGAGCAGGAACTCTTCATCAACCGAATAGCCAAGGTTCGGATTCACCAGGGCCAGATTCTCAGCCAGCAGGTGCTCTTTCCTTGCGACCATTTCCGGTGGATGCTCGAAGATCACCGGGACGAAGCGCTTGTCCTCGATCACTCCATCGCGAACATCACGAGCGTATTGAAGCTTCTGCTTGAACACGCCAGCCGGAGGCTCATCGGACTGCGTTGTCAGGTAGATCACGAAACCTTCCGGCCTCGATGCAAGGCCACCAATGGCCTCGCGAAGCATGTTCTCCGCATCATGCCGCTTACCGAAGAGCCAGAGCTCATCGACAAGCGTCCCTACCGACTTCTTACCGCCCACCGTGTTCGAGTCGGCGGCAACCACTTTCAGCGTCGCGCCACTCTCTCGATGGGTGATGGATTTGATGTGCGTTTGCACATGCAGAAGATCGTCAAGATCCTCATCGCGCTGCGTCATGTCCCGCGCCGGGGCGTATGCGTTGTTCGCCACCTCAACGGTCGGGGCGAGAATCGAGAACTCGGCAGACTGGCGCCAGTTCAGGATCAACGCCGTCATCATGATCCCGGCAGCGATGGTGCTCTTGCTGTTCTTCTTGGGGATCAGGATGAACCATTCAGTGATCAGCCGGCGGCCCGTCTCCGGGTCGTAGGCGCCGAAGATAGACGCCACCAGGTCAAACACCCATGGCGCGCAGGCTTCGCCAAAGGTCGGGCTGCCAGGGGCGTCGACGATCTTCAGTTGTTTGAAGACGTCCAGCGCCTGCTCGGCCATCGCCGGGAATATCGGCGGAGGTATGATCGACTCTCCGCGGATTAGGCGATTTGCCCAATCGGGGCAAGCAGTCGTCCACTCCATGTCACTTCACAGCGCGAAGCGGCGGCGGAGTCGAGCCGAACTTCCTGCCAGCCGCCTTCGCGGCCTCAGCTTGCTCGTCCTTCTTGCCGCTGTCGCCTTTCTTGGCATGGGTGTACTGAACCGCTGCAATTGCTGCACGGACCTGCAGTGGAGTCGATTCGATCACACCGAGAGCAACATCCTGGAGGTACTGCAGCATGTCCATATCGCTAGCCGGAACCGGCTCTGACCTAGAGCGCTTCAGGGCACCACCATGAGCTTGTGGCTCCAGCTCATCGCGCACACCCACCGAATTCTCTTTTGCTGATTCCGCTGCCGAGTTCTTCGGCTTACGACCGGCGCCAGGACGCGCGCCACCTGCGTTCTTCCGCGGGCCTCCGCTCTTTCCTTTCACGCCTGCCATTTGCTGATTACCGGTTCAAAAGGGGGATTTAATCTACGAATGATTTCGGGCGCGGTTTCCAAAGGTTCGGCCTTGGCAAATCTGCCATACCCCCCCTGGCTACTGCAGCGCGTCCTCAGACGTCTTCTGGGCATGGCAGCCAGTTTTGACTCGCTTGCCCTCAATGGTGGCGAACCCAACACAGAGGACCTGACAGTTCTCGTCAGTGTCAGCGCCACCAAGGTAGAGCGGAACCTTATGGTCCAGCTCGAACCCTTCAGGGAAAGCGCACAGCTTTCTGCACATGGCGCAACATGGATCCTTGGACCACACGCGCAGCCTACGCTCCTGAAGCTTCCTGCCGGTAATGCGCATATCAGCAACAATGGGCAGCGGCTGGATTCTTGAAGCCTGAGCCATCTGCACCCGAGGCTTGATGGTTGTGAGCCTAGCCATCAGAGGATTGGCTCACCATTGAGGTATGTGCGAAGCGGCCGCTCCGCTATCTCATCCTCATCAGCCATCGATTGGATCAGGGAAGCCAGCAGAAGGTTGATCTTCTGCTGTTCCTTCAACTGCTTCTCCATCAAGATCATCATGGCGCTCTGGTTCAACAGGATCGCTTCCAATGGATCCGAAGCTAAAGGCTTTGCGTGCTCGCTCATGTGCGATACCTGCCCATTTCATCATCCAAGCGCGCCGACGTTCACAGGCTGAGCAGGCCATCAGCGATAGTTCCGCGCCAACCCGGCGCCCATAATCTGGGTAGTAGTGAACCCTACCCGCGGCGCCAAAGCGCGATCTGCCATCAGCGCAATTCGCTGCTTCGCCGCCGCCACATTGATCTCGATCTTCTCTCGCCAGCCTGTGAGATCAGGCTGTCCACGGAAGCTCAGTGCATTGAAAAACTTGTTCTCGCACCGTTCCTTCGCCGTCTGCTCTCGCTTGACCAGCTCATAGCGCTTGATCACGTCGAAGCACTCTTCAACCTGTTCACGCTCTGGGTAGTAGCTGACATCGACACTGACTACTTCGTTGGTCTTCAGCTCAATCTTGATGCCAGTGATGCCCTTCATGGAGATTCCGAGCGCATCGGCAATCTCTTGGCCAATCGTTTGCGAAAGCACGGCCATCAGCTCACCCACCACTTGATCAGCCAGGCGCCAAGCCCCATCAGGAACAGCGCGATACCGGTGAAGAACCGGATGTAGGCGACGATAACGTCATCCGTCCTGTGCGAGCCGATGTAGATCCAGAGGCCGGCTAGGCACAGGGCGAGGATGATCCAGTTCATCAGTCGATCTCGCGGCCGACCTTGAACATGAAAGTCGGTTCGTTGCCGAGCAGCAAATTGCAGATTCCCTCGATGTAGGAGAACACCGGCATCAGGTAGTCCAGTGGCAGCCATTTTGCGAAGGCGAGCGGCGCATCGCTGTCGATGTCGCCCATCCAGAGCGGAATGCCGTAATAGCTGGCGTGATGAGTGCAGCCAATGGCCTTAGCTTCGCTTGCAGTCGTATAACCGAGCATCAGACAGCCCTCACTTGAGCAACGCGGCCTTAGCCACTGTAATCAGGTCGGTCATCATCTGGATGAAGTTCTTGCCGCCCTTCCGGTACTCGGCATAGGCGAAGAATCCGCGGACCATGACCCAACCTGGGAGCCCGCAGGCGAAGACCATCCCGAGCAATGCGCAGAGGCCAAATACATCGTCAGCCCATGCCATCAGCCCGAAGGCCTTGATCAGTGCAGCGCCTCCTCCAATCGAACCGACCAGGGTGCAGATCAGCGAGACGACGAACTCTTTCACCGTCTTCGGGATGGTGAGCGCCATAACCACCACAGCGGCCAGAGCTGCCATGCAGCCGAACGCGCCGAGCTTGTACAGCGCAATCCCGCCAGCGGCAGTAGTGGCCGGCTCTGTCATGTCGTTCAGCCTCATAGGGGAGTTCCTGCGACCATCGCCGGTCGGGCACTTCGTAGATTGGCTGGCAAGCTTGGGATCGAACCAAGGACCACACGATTAACAGTCGTGCGCTCTACCGCTGAGCTACTCGCCATTCAATGGTGCCGCCACCAGGCATCGAACCCGGGACCTTCTGCTTACAAGGCAGTTGCTCTACCGGCTGAGCTATAGCGGCTTGAAGAAAACGCCGGACGGAGGGCCGGCAGCGCTGGGGAGCGCAATAAGCAGTAAAGTGCTGGTTAGAGCTCTTCTGGCTCGATAACCGGAACTTTGTTGCCGATTACCTTCACCGGCAGAAAGCGCATGTGCTTCCTGGCGTATGGGTAGTCGTCGGGATGGATCAGGATTCGCTCAAGACGGACTCCCCTTCGCTGCGCTTCGAGAATCCAGCGCGAGATGCGAAGGTCCAGGTCAATCGAGACTCCAGAAATGAAAAAGCCCCGGCAATTGGCCAGGGCTCTAAGCGGTAAAACCGCAATCTTCCACAAATCGTACATTTCCGTGTTAACACGGTCAAGTGAAATTACAACAATCACGCTGCCTTTTGTGTGATTTGCTCACGCATGTCGAGTACTGCCTCGACATAGCACTTGCCGGCCATCAGCAGTTCACGGACCTTGAGGCGCTGCAGGTTCATAACCAGTCCTACCCCGTGCATGGTTCGGCCGGTGGCGTAGTAGATCATTACGCATTCAGCCATCTGCGGGTCACGGCGCCCCATCCTGGCGATGATGGAGTCGATCATCATGGCGTCGTCATCAGTGATCGCTGCTGCAGGCCCTGAGTGCTGAGCCACGTTATCCCGCATCAGGGCAAACGACGGCGAGACGTACCGCGGAATCCCGGCGCCCTGCCATACCCAACGCCCCCATTGCGTCAGAAGTTCTTCTGCGTCGAAGTAGTTGCTCATCAGATTGCTCTCCCCAAGCGAATCAGACCGAATAAACAGCGCGGCGAAGGCTTGCCTGAGTTCCGGGCATGGCCTTGTCGATGATGTCTTTGACTTCCTCTGCGGTGATGGTGATGCGACCCTTTTCCCCGTAGGTCTTCGAACGCAGCACTGCCGATAGGCATGCCCGGGAACGCCAACCACCGTCATGCGCCCACTTGTCAGCCGGCGCGAGCTGCGCCCAGGACTCAACCGTTACGCCGGGCATCTCCTTGGCCACCATGCGGTGGTGGATATGGCCGATGTCGATGTAGCGATAGGTCGACTCGCCCCAATCCCGGGCGAAATCGGTCGCCATGACGCTGACCAGCTGCGGCGGCTTGCACTTGTCGCTGTGATGGCACATGACGAAGGTGTTGCCCATCCGGTAGGGGATGAACACGCTGGAGTTGTCCAGGACGTGCAGGCGCTTGTTGTTCTGGTAGACGTGATTCAGGAAGACGCGCATCCAGACGTCATTGGAGCGTGAGTGGTTGCCCTGGTTGACGATGACGTCCACGAACTGGAACTTGGATAGCGCTTTGTCGACGATAGTGCGCATCACCCGGGCGCAGACCTCGATCATCTTCGGGTAGCGGCTGTCGTAGTCGAAGTCGTGGCCTGACTCGCTCTTGGCAGTGAAGTCCTGGTAGTGGCTCATGTCGCCAAGATCCTGGATCACGCAGCGCTCGCAGGACGGAGCTCTGTCAATCAGCTTCTGCATGGCCATGGTCAGCTCACGCTCGGCGATCTTCAGGTCGAAGTTATGGCCGACCTCGTTAGAGTGGGCCAACATTCCGACGTGTGCGTCGCCAATTTGGAACCACGGGATGATGTCTGTATCCAGTTCACCAGATGGCGGCTCAATCGCCGGAAGGGGCTCAGACTCACTCAGGAATCCGGCAGTGAATGCCTCCAGCAGCTCCTTCTGACGCTCAAGGTCGATGCTCGACTTCACCCATTGCAGGATAGGCTGGCCATCCTTGTAGAGCGTCGAGGCGCCCTTTAGATGGAAACCATCTGGAACGCGATGGTGCATGTTGTGCTCGGGAGACCAGCCAAGGCGAGCCAGCCGCGCCTTGTGGTGCCACATCCGGCGCTCGTGAATACCCACGAAGGCTGCAGCCTCTGCAACGGTGCGCCCAGTCAGTGCTTCCATCAACTGCTCATCGGTCGCTTTGCGCTGGCCCATTAGGCTTGCTCCTGTCGCTGGATACGGTCTTGGAGGGAGTCGTGCGGGAAGGTCTGCATGGAGTCGAGGGCCTCAGCCTTGAGGGCCGAGTAGGCGATGCCGTCCTCTGCACTGTCCTGGTGGAATCGCCCGGGGTTCTGCCACTGGCGGACGTCCTTGAGCACCTGCATCAGCAGCCAACCCTCGGCCTCGCTCAGGTGGTGCCCGGTGATCGCATTGAAGGCCTTCACGGCACGCCCCATGGAGCGCTCGCCTTCCGGCTTGTCGTACTCCTTGCCACGCTCCAGCATGAGCGCCTGAGCGCGCCCCAAGTAGTCGGCTGCCAGCATCACATCCCCTCCCTAACCAGCTGAAAGAAGTCTTCCGGCTCAATGGCTGCCCATGATTTGCAGCGCTGCCAGGAATCGTTGAGGTCGGCCAGATCGACGTAGATGGTCCAGCCGCGGCGGTTGACCTTGACTGCTAAGACTGGCTTAGCACTTGCGCGATTGGCTTGGTCGAGTGTCTGTGCCCACATGGAGAGCAGTTCGGAGCGACCCGGAATGTCGGCGCGAGCCTTCACTTCCGGAGCCCAGCCAACCAGACCGATCAGGTCATGCCCACCCGCCCTGCTCTGCTCAAGGTTTCGCTCGACCTTGATGCCCAGGTTGTCGAAGCACAGGCCGGCGAATTCCAACTCTGCGCGGGCGCCCTTGGCGCGGGACTTGGTCACGCTCCGTCCTCCGGCTCGAAAGCCACGCCACCATGCTGAAGGTCGGTGATCACCTCCATCATCTTGCCGAGCATCATCCATGCTGGTACGCCCTTCTCCTGCGCATCGACGACACAGGCGAGAACGTTACCTTCGAACTCCTCAGCGGCCTCAATGACTGCGTCCGCCTTGCGTTTGAACTGAACGACCTCGCTCATACCTCACCATCCTCGCCAATCGGCTTCTTGTTCGGGTCGAGCATCCATTCCCGCAGCTGCTCACGAGTAAGGCCGGACGGGATTCGGTAGTACGGCCCTTGGATAGCCTTCTCCATGCGCTCTAGGTCGAAGTTCACCTGCTCATCCCGTTCGTCCATTTCAGAAACCCCAGTAGTCTTCGCTCATTCCTGCGTCCTCGTTTTCCGAGATGCCATGTCTTCGAGCCAGTTGAGTTCGTGGGGCTGGATGAGCCAGGCCCAGCGCTTGATCACCATCGGCGCGGGCATTGAGTCAAACAGCGGACCTTCAGGAGGCGTATCACCGATCAGCAGAACGCCGTAGAGGTCTTCATCGATGAGCATTCCCGGCTGAACCATCACCGGCGCCCCTTCGTTCCACTGGACTTGGCGGATGTTGCTCATCAGTAGTCCTCCCGCTTCCGGCGCATGTAGAAGCTGGTTACGACCTCAGCGAGGAACCTGCAGCCCTGCTCGCTCAGACCCTCCGCGAACTCGTGAGCCGCAGCTGCGCGGCTCGCGTACTCTCCATCAAGACGCTGGGCAACTGCGGAACAGAAGCTGCCGATATCGGTTGCATCCATCTGCTCGACAATCTTCTCGGCGGAAAGGAAAACTGTTGTTTCGGTCGTGATTCCGAGGCTATCGCTCATACCCCCTCCTTCGCATCGATCAGGCCCACGCGCGCGAGCTGGGCGATGGTTTCGAGTGCTGCCGTGCGCACGATCTCGAGGCTCATATCAGGAACCCTCTCTCTTGCATGTAATCGACAGGGTGCTTGGCGTTCTTCCGCACATTGCAGGCAGGGCAAAGCAGCTGAAGATTGGCTGGCTCGTGTGCCCCGCCCAGCTTCAACGGCATGATGTGATCCAGGTGATAGGCCTTCTTCACGCAGACCCTGCAAATCGCGCACTTCCACCGCTGAGCAGCTCCAAGTTTCTGTGTTGTTCCCCAAGGCAGACGGCTAACCTTTTTGCCTCTACGCTGATGCGACCATTCACGGACGCGCTCTGGATTCTTTGCCCTGTAGCGGCGAAGACTCTCCGCAGAGGCACCACTCTCAATTCGCCGCTGATTGACAGCAGCCCGTCCACCTTTCCATGAAGGGCTATCCGGGCCCTTCGGCAGGGTGAAAGCGCCACGCAGGAAGTTCGCCTTCCATGTCGCCGCTGCCTTTTGCTTCGCTTCTTTGGTGTGGAGGGTGAATTTGGTGTGCCCTTCGAAAGAGCACCCTTGGCTGCAGAAACGGCCCTGACCGGCATCCAACTGACTTTTCTTGGCAATGAACGGGGTTCCACAGCGCTCGCATTGCTTAGTACGCTCTGCTTGCAGGGCAGCACTGCGCGCCTTGCGGGCTGCAACCTTGCATTCGCTCGAGCAGCTGTTTTCTCTCCAATCACGACATTTCGGAATGAGGAAGCTCTTGCCGCATGCCACACAGACCTTTTCGATAACCCGGGTCATATCTCGAGCAGGCTTCTTTTTCTCCACATGGGCTTCGAGAGCTTTGGAGAGAGGCATTCCGCTGTTGATGCGGGCCCACAGCGTTTTCCACTTCACCCCAAGAAATTCGCCCCATTCCTGCAGGCTCATCGTTTTCCCGTCATGGGTGTAGGTAAGGCGGCTCATGCTGCCCCCCTTACGGTAAGCAGGCCCATCTCAACCCATTTCATCTGGGTTTCTGCCAACGCCCGCAGGATGTCGCGACCATCAATTGATCCAGGCGCTCGCCCATCAAGAACGGCATGGCAGCAGTCATCCGCGAACACCGCGAAAAGGTCTGGGCTCTTCATCCCCACACCTTTCATTCCTACCGGCAGATGGCAAAGGACAGTGCGCTCAGGGTCGAAGCTGCAGATCCCAGGGAGGCGCAAGGTGCACTCTTGGCCTCGAGCAGAGTCGCGCAGCTTTTTGCTGACGATCTTCATGCGGCCTCCCAGTAATCGCGAGTGGTGAACTTCACGCCGTGCTCGGCTGCGAAGGACTCCATGACGAGGAAAATGTCGTTGAACCAGGCCTTTGACTGCTTACTGGTCGAGACGCCGAGGACGACGAAGCCACCATTGATGCCAGGAACTGCGTCCTGCTGCTGAACTGCGGCGCTGAAGATGTGCTTCCACGATTCGCTGTCCAGCTTCCGGCCGTACCACTCGACCTGCTGGGAGATGTCGCGGAGCATGGCCCACAGCCTGCGGTTCTGAGCGTCACTGCGCGCGGCATCCTTCAGGCTCCAGGTCTTGCCTTCGCTCAGGTCGAGACGCTGCAGGATGGCAATAGCGCGGGCGCGGTCCTGCTCGGTGCGGATGGGGAAGGAGGGATTAGCCACGGCACTTACCCCTCTTCAGGAAGGCGAGCGCAACGAGCAGAATCACAATCCCGTCGCAGATCAGCTCAGCCTCAGATTGAGGGTGTGCATTCCAGCCGAAAAAGCGGTTCTCCATGAACCAGAAGTAGACAGCCAGGAACCAGATCCAGAAGTTCATTTGCTCACCCCCAGCGCAATCGCCAGAGCGATGCACAGCAGCACGCCGATCAGGCTGCGGCGGTTTATGGACAGCCAGCCGAAGAAGGACAGGATGGTGAGGATTGAGAGGTCAGCCATGGCGTTGATCCTCCAGAGCCGTATTGATCTGCATGCGCAGCGTCTGGCTAATGCCGTATTGCAGAGCGCATTTGCAGAGATGGCGCAGATTCTCGTTCTCCTCTTTCAGGAGAGCGTTTCTATTTCGGCGTTGAGTATTACTTTCACTGAGTGCTCGGTTTGCATCCTTGAACAGCTGAAGCTCTGGCTTCCATCGTTCCGCAATCAAGCGCTTGAGCTTATCTACCTCAGCCCTCAGCTCGGAGACTTCATCTGCCTTGGTTTCCGGTTCTACGCACCAGCAGGTTTCAAGCGTGCTGAACTCGCAGAAGTAGCCTTTGCCACCGCACATCGAGCAGTTTTCATTAGCCATGGCGGCGTTCCTCCACTTCCTGGCAATCCAGACAGAGACGCACACCCGGAACAGCCTCGCGCCGCAGAAGCGGAATCTCGCAGTCGCAGTCCTCGCAGTGAGTAGCGCTCTGCCCTACGTACTGCACGCGGCCAAAGAGACGGTCGGCTAGCTCCTGCTCGGCGTAGTCGTTGGCGATATCCACACAGTCAGCCATGGTTGGCCCCTCCTTTGCTGTAGCGGTCAGAGAGGCGCGTTACCTTCTGCGGCTTCTCCACTTCTTCTGGACGCCAGTCGCCGGCCAGATTGTCGAAGCGGTTGAACTGACCTTGGAAAGCGGCTCTTACGGTCCCTAGCTCAACGTCACGACCCTTGCCGACGATGATTTCGGCAACGCCCTTGTATTCGGACTGCTCGTTGTAGACCTCGTCTCGGTAGACGAAGAGGATTATGTCGGCGTCCTGTTCGATGGCGCCGGACTCACGCAGGTCAGAGGGGATCGGACGCTTGTTCGGGCGCTCTTCGCACTTTCGGGAAAGCTGACTGAGCAGGATTACGGGGACGTTCAGCTCGTTCGCCAGGAGCTTGAAGCCGCGGCTGATCGCGCTGATTACGTTGACGCGGTTATCCCCCTCCCCGTCCATGAGCTGCAGGTAGTCCACCATCAGCATGTCCAGGCCGTACCGCATCTTGTGGCGGCGTGCCATGGCACGGACGCGACCAATGGTGTTCAGTGCAGGCTTGTCCGCCAGGAAAAGATTCGACATCTGCAGCGTGCGAGTAGCGGAGCCAAGCTCTGTGCCATAGTCCTCGCAGGCGGTGCCGTTGCGCACCAAGGTAAGCGGGATCTTGCCAACAGAAGCCACAGCACGGTCAATCAACTGGCCGTTTCCCATCTCCAGGCTGAGCACGAGGACCGACTTGCGTTCCTTGATCGCCGCATGGATGGAGAAGGACATGGCGAGTGTGGTTTTGCCCATCGCTGGGCGCCCAGCCACCACGATCAGCTGGCCCGGCAGGAAGCCGCCAATCTTGTTGTCCAGGTCGGTCAGGCCAGAGGAAATGCCCATCAGGGTTTGGCCGCTGCGGAAGCGGTCGTAGCGCTGCTGCCATACTTCAAGCTGAGTCACCAGAACGTCAGACGCCTTCTGCACGTCAACACTGGTTTCTCCGGCATCCACGGCCATGATCGCAGCATGTGCTGCAGCCACTTTCTCGGCAGTCTCTTCGTTGGAGCTGGCGATCTCGGAGATGTCCTGCGAGGCAATGTGCAGAGCACGGTCTACAGCGCGCTCACGGACTATACGGGCGTAGGTCGATGCGTTGGCGACACTGGGAGTGCCCTTCACGATCTCTGCGCAGTAGGCAAGCGGCGGGGTATCGCTCGGAAGCTGACCAAGCTGCTCGGCGACGGTCAGGAAGTCCACCGCCTTGTTGGCCGACCGAACCGCCATGATTGCCCGGAATACCTCGGCATTGTCGGCGTAGTAGAACGACTCCGCGGTCAGTTCGTCAGCCAGAACGTCGATCAGCTCAGGGCGCTGCATCATCGCGCCGAGAACACCATGCTCGGCTTCGAGGCTGTAGGGATCACGCATAGTTCCCCTCCACGACTTTCACGAAGTTGGAGGGGCAGATCAGCCAGTCGAAGTTGCAGCGAAACGCCTTTCCATTGCGATCAAGCGTCTTGCCCATCAGGAATGCGCTATTGCGCACTGTCCCGAAATAATCCCTCCAAAAGTCCAGGTTCTGATGGACAGGGCTGTCATTCCAGCGACCAGACAGCTTGGCTCGGCGGTCATTGCTTAGGATCACAACCTGAGGAAGCTCAGGAAGTATTTCGTTGAACAGGTTTATGATCGCCTGGGCCGGGCAAGCAGCCTTACGCTTCGGAGTATCCGCAGCTGCGTCAGCAGCTACTGACGGTTCAACTGATGGTTCTATTACGGTTATGGGGGCACCAGGTGCCGGGGTGGGGGGCACGTCGTGCCGGGGTAGGTCGGCATCTGGTGCCGGGGGGCACGCGGTGCCGGGGGCATAGGATGCCGGGGTAACGGTGTACCAAGAGGACCGACCATGACGCTGATGGCTGGTCAGAATCTTCGACTCTTCAAGCCAGCGAATGGCGTTGCGCACAGCACGCTCGGACAGGCATGTACGCTCAGCTACCTTAGCCACGGATGGCCAGCAAACACCTTCATCGTTGGCGTTATCAGCAAGGGAAATCAGCACGGCCTTTTGAGGGGCACTCATGCCCTGAAGAGGCCAGCATTGGGACATGATTACGGTGCTCATGCAGACACCTCATCCACTTTTCGGTGCTGCATCAGCAGGAAATCAGGGCTAACGTAATCGGTCATGGCGTACTGCTTGAGCGATTCGTACAGTTCGATCGGATCTAGCTTGAAGAACTCCCGAGATGCATTAACTCGGACAGCATCGAAAAGAGAAAAGGCCATCGCTTCGACGGTCCTGGCAGATTCCACTTCCATGTAAAACAGGATCTCAAACGGATGGGGAATCGAAGTTGAGGAAGACAATTCATCGCAGCGGGTGCTGGGAGAACGCTCCGTCATTCCAACCTTGTAAATCCCAGGGAACGCCCGGTTCTCTAAGCAGTAGATAAACCCGTAGTTCATCGGTTATGCTTCCTGTGTGACGTTGTTGAAATCGCTCTCACCGGCTGCCACCGGATGACGAGCAAGCGAAGCCCGCAGATGTGCCAAACACATGCTGCGGGCTTTTTGTTTGTGGCCTGCGGAGTAGCTGCTGCACACGGCCCGGGCAAAGAGCATCGCCATCGCTTGATGGAACTCCTTGCTCTGCAGATCGGCCGGCGCGGTCATATCAGGCGATCTCAGCCGCGACTTTCTCTGCCTTCTCAGCCATAGCCACTGCGTGAGCAGCCAGAGCTCGGCAGGACAAGGCGAAGCCGGGAAGGTGCGGTGCGTCGATGTTGTCGATACGACCGTCGGCGAGGATCTGGCCACCAGCGCCTGCAGCGTCACCGAAGTGGCCTACGAGGCCGCTGAAGGCGGTCATGGCGCAGACACCATCCAGACCTACCGCACGAACCGCCAAAAGCCCGTAGCGACTTGCCAGCTCGATCAGGCAGCGCTCGCGCCATTCAGGCAGCAGAGCTTCAACCCACGGCTCTTCCAGCCAGCTCGGGATTTCCACAGATTCGTTCAGCCAGCGTTGAACACGCTTCAGCCAGGTGTCAGCCGCCTTCAGATAGGTATCGGCGTCTTCCAGGTTCATGGCTTCGAAGTTCGGTACCGAGTGATTCGGCTCGATGTTCGGGATGCGGCTGTGGATCGCCTTGCTCAGCGCGGTAGCGAAGTCGCGCGCGCTCAGATTGGTGCGGGCGATCATGTCGCTGGCATGAGCGATCAGCACTGCGTCGCGGGTCTGTGTGTGGTTCTGTCTTTGGCTGGACATTTTGTCGAAGGCCTCCTGGCCCTAACCTGTCATCACTCGATCAACCGACAGGGAAATCACCCCATGCCGCTCGACCTCCAAATCCGTGCCGGTCTGCCCCGGCTTCCTCACCACTGCGCAGGTGACGCGTTGTCCGCTAGGCTGAAAGCGCCAACCGTCAACCGAGCAGAGGTGAATCCCGATGGCACAACTGACGTTCAAGTGCTCCAACTGCGGAAGCGAACAGTTCGAGCAACCCACCGACCCGCAGGACGATTCGGTCATTACCTGCGCTGGCTGCGGAGCCAAGGGGCTCTACGGAGATATTCGCGATCAGGCCATGAAGCAGGCCAAGGAACTGTTCCAGGGGAAACTGGGGAACCTGTTCAAGGGCAAGTAGCGATCCCTCGATCCGAGAACAAGCCTCCTCCAGGGGTTTCAGGTCCGCAGAAATCTGAAGCTTCATCGTTTGTCTCCCTCATGGAGGAGGTCCCCCATGTCCGCTGATCTGTCCGAACTACAGGGCGAAGTACTCGCCCTAACCTGTGCTGTTGCTGCTCTGATGAACACCGCACCTATCGCCTCTCAGGCTTCGATGTGGCGGCGGTTCGAAGAGCTGGCGGATCTACTGCTGGCAAATCTCGGTGAAGCTGGGAAAGCGGGTTTCTCCTGCGCCACCGTGCGAATCAGGGTTAGGCGGCCTTCCGTTTCGCCTTTACAGGCTTATGGAGTTCCGAATGCATGAGGTCGATAGCCGACCCAACTGCATAACTGGGGTTAACGACGGCGCCGTTCTTGATCCGGAAAACAGTCGAGGTGTCACAACCAGCGCGCTCTGCGATGGCTCTGTAGGTCATCTTTGCTGCGAGCAAAGCCTCGACCTTTTCGGCGAGGGTGAGGTTGGTCATGCGCATTCTCCTGATGAGATATGCACATTGTATGCGTCTGCGCATAACTGTCAATGCATAAACCCCCACTTCCCCTATGCATCAGGTAGCGTCAGCATTGCGTTCATGCAAAAACAGAGTATTCAGACGGTCCTACGCAATCTTCTTGATCGCGAGAGGATCAACCCGACAGAGCTGAGCCGACTTACCAAGGTTGGCCAGTCGACTATTTCCCGCATACTCAACGGGAAGATCGCCAATCCTAAGGACGAGCAGGTCTACCCGCTTGCCAAGCATTTCGGTGTAACAACTGATCAGCTAAGGGGCAGAGAACCAATCGACAACATGATCGCCCTAAGCAAGGAGGATCATGCAGCACTGCATGCTGCTCCGAAGCAGTTACCCATCGAGGCGGTCATGGATGGACCTATTGATGTATGGGACGACAACACGCCCCTACCCGACGATGAAGTGCTGGTGCCTTTCCTCAAGGAGGTCGAATTGGCAGCAGGGAGCGGAAGGACGTCGATTGAAATCAACACCAAACGTCGCCTCCGGTTCGGCAAATACACCCTAAGGAATCAGGGAGTAGAACCGTGCAATGCCAGGTGCGTCGTTATCTACGGGAACAGCATGGAGCCGGTTCTCCGCAACGGCGCCACGGTGGGCGTTGACGTTGGCAATACACGCATAATTGATGGTGATTTGTATGCCATTACCCATGGTGGACAGCTTCGTGTGAAGCAGGCCTACAGGCTTCCAGGCGGCGGGATTAGGTTGCGCAGCTTTAACCGTGATGAGCACCCGGATGAGGAATACACGCCAGACGAAGTGAGCGCCCAAGAGATCGAGATCATCGGCCGCGTGTTCTGGGGAGCAATGTTCTTCTAACCACGAACTGACAAGGAGGTCGCCATGAAAGCGATCCGTTTCACCGCTATTGCCATCGCCATGACCGCATCTATCAGCGGATGCACAACTCGCGTGGCCGACATGACCATCGCGAGCAGCAAGAACATCAACCTGAACTCTGGACAATTTTCAGAAGGGCGCCGCGTCTCCGGATCGGATAGCGTGGCGGTTGTTCTCTTCCCTCTGGGCTATCCAAACGTCAAGGAAGCCATCGATAAGGCGGTTGAGAAGGACCAGTGCGCCGTTGGTCTCTCTGATGTCGTGATCGATTCTGAGTTTTTCGCCTTCATCTTCGGCTACCAGCAGTTCAACGTCGAAGGCAACCTGATCATCGATCATGGCAAGCCTGGTTGCGGCGGGTATGCGCAGACCAGCTCCCAGCAGCGCTACGCGCCGACTCAAACATCAGCGCAGCAGTCCTACGCCCCCTCCAAGGAACAGCAGATTCAACAGCTCCAGCAGCGCAATCTGCCCTACGAGCAGTACCAGCAGGAGTACCGGAGGATCATGGGGCAGTGAGCGCCCTGTTGACCTTGAACCCGCAGGATAGAGCCATGTCAAACGCTGCGCAGGCGAGTTTTAATCCTGAATCGGTTACAATTTGCTCACCACAACGTGTTGACACTGGTCTTGACCCGGCGATAATCGCCGGCCACAGTTGTTTTGGTTATGCACAAGTCATCCACAGCATGACCACAAGGAGGACGAGAATGAACCCCAATGAAATCCTGCTTCGCTGCTACCTGGAGAAGAAGGACGGCTATTGGCAAGCATTCTGCATTGATCTTTGCCTCGCCGTTCAGGGAGATTCTCAGGCAGAGGTGCGCCGTAAGCTTCACGAGCAGGTTTACGACTACCTGTCCGACATCTTTGATGGCGAAGATCAGCCATATGCCGCGCAGCTTCTGAAGAGGAAGGCTCCGCTCTCTCAGCAGATCAAGTATCACTACTACAAGCTCATCGGCCACTGGAACGGCTTCAAAAACCGAATCACCTTCCAGGATGCCATTCCACTTAAGCTCGCTTGATGGCGAGGCTGCATCCTCTTACCTGTAAACAGGTGAAAGACGGCCTGAAAGAGCTTGGATTTGAACCAAGACCAAGGACAGGGACATCCCACGAGAAGTGGGTAAAGACCACGGACAAAGGTCGATGGATCGTAACGGTTGACTGCCCAAAGGCGCCATTCAGCAACGACCTTATAAAGTCGATGGCGAAGCAGGCTGGAGAGTCGACTAGGGCGTTCCATGAGGTTTGCGCTAAGTATTAAGCCCCGCACCGCGGGGCTTTTAATTTCAACCATCCTGCTAGATACTCTCTAGGCCTCAGTGTCCCGCGAATATCACTGAGGCAGGCCCCGCTCCGGCGGGGCTTTTCGTTTCTGGCTCTGCCCTGTAACCTGATCTGCTGTGCTTCGCATGGCGAGCCGCCTCCTGGTGTGCTCAACCTGCTGGAAATGCACCATGAGCAGAAGCCGTCGAAAGACCCCTATGTGCGGAATCACCACCGCTGCCAGTGAGCGCTTTGATAAGCAGACCTGGCATCGCGCCTTCCGCAAGGCTGAGCGCCAACGCCTGGCCGTATCCCCTCTTTCCGAGCCACACCACTTCCGCGAGTTCAGCGATGACTGGACGATGAACAAGGACGGCAAGTGCTATTGGGGCGAGGATCATCGCTCCGCTAGGTGGCTGCGGAAATAGCGCCACCCTGCCCCTCCTGATACCGAATCCTTGGGCCGCCCGGGGCAAGTCTTCATGCCTGCGTGATGGCTACGGGCCAGAATGCTAGGATCGCCACCAGTAATCACATGGAGCGTTAGGCATGAAAGCAGCGGTGGCAATAATTTTCGCGATAGCTGTCGCGGGCGCGGGTTGGTTTGGGTGGACAAAGTACCAGGGGGCGCAAGAAACGAAGGCGGCCGCTCTATCTGTTCGGGTTGCGGCAACGCAAACGGAGCGGCAGCTGGAGGCCAGGAAGGAGGATGGGATCACCTTTGCTGAATACTTCAAGCGCGGCTCATCTGTAGTAGACAGCTTGGACCAGGAGGTAACCAGGCTTCAAACCGGGCAGTGGGATTACAGGCCAAAGGACCGAGATACAGCTATCGAATTCATCGAGCAATGCAAATCCATAGTGCGTTCCGATCAGTCCGATGCACACCTGCTCATGGAAAAAGGCAATGCTCAGGACGCCCTCGATGCCGCCAACAAGGAATACGATGAGGCAACCAGCTCCTACTCCATAGAGTGGGCCTCCAAGCGGAGATCAACTGCCTCTGACAATCTCATCGAGGTGCTTAACAAGCAGATCAAGAACATCCAAGAGAGCGAGCCCAAGATCAAAAGGCTGCTGGCGGCTGACGAGGCAGTGAAAGCAGCATTTGGCCAGAATGCAGGGCTGTCGTCTGAAGTGGTCAGCAGGCTCAGAACCAACATCGCGCCGAGCAAGCCAGCCGAGAAGCCTAAAGAAGGCTGACGTCAAAATCCCCATGAAGCCCGCTTACTGCGGGCTTTTTTACGCCCGGACGAATGCATGCATATTTTTTTGCATTCATGCATTGACACGCATATGCGCCAGTGCATAATTACCTCAACGCCGAGCAACACACCGCCGGCCAGGCCAAGCGCCGAACGTTCTTTAGTTCCACGTCCGGTTCGCCGGCAGGCCTCAGAAGCCAGAACCTGTTACGCGAGTCAGCACAGCGAGCCTGACTCCCTGGGGGCCTCCTCCAGACCGGGACGATCTTTGTCCATCAGCGCGGTTAGGGCCGGTAAATGGAGTGTCAGTGAAGGCTGACTGTCGGGACTCAAGGTCCCCCGAGAAAGTAATCGCCCAGCCGGTTGTGGCGCGTAACGCCGGCCAGAGACACCGCAACGCTCTACATCACCGCTGAGATATACGCCGCGCGAGACGCCAGATTGCTGAGCGCGGCGGGAAAGCATCGCTGAAGCGCCTGAGAGATCGGGCGCTTTGGGATGTGAACCAACACCGACAAGGACACCACGATGACCATCACCACTATCAAAGCAGCAGAACTTCCTGCTATCGGCCAAGCACTGGCTGACGGCATCTTCGCCTACCGTTACTGGCTGAATGGCTCCGAGTACGCCCTGGTTGATCTGGGCACTGAGCGCGAATTCTTCGGCGAGTGGGGCGAGTACGGTCAGGACGTGGAAGGCGCAACCAGTTACCGCGACGGCGCCTCAAACACCGTTGCAATGGTCGAAGCTGGAAGCCCTATCGCCAAGCAAGCCATGGAACTCGGAGAAGGCATCTTCATCCCCTCGGCTTTGGAACTTGCAGGCCTGTACGCAGCGAAGCAGGCCGCTGAGATCAGCGGTTTCCAGGATCGCTGGTACTGGTCGAGTTCGCAGTACTCCGCCGGCCTCGCCTTCACCGTGGACTTCGACGACGGCTGGGCGGGCAGCGACGGCAAGGACAGCGACTTCCGAGTTCGCCCCGTCCGCAAGATTCTCATCCTTCAGTGATCCATTCCTTCATTCCTTTTTCTCGCAGGCGATTCGCGGGGCCGTAACCCACCGACGAGCCAGACCAGAAGCTTGCCGAGTAGCGCCGGCCGCCTGCCCTTTTCTTCAGGAGTCGACATGACCACTGTCACCGTTAATGCAGGAAGCACCAGCTTCACCACCGACAACCCGCAGTTCGCCGCAGTAGTGCTCCAGATGATCAGCGAAGAACCTCAGGTCGCAGAGCCATCGAAGATCGACGGCGTCCCCGCAATCGGCACTGAATGGCCAGGTCAGGGCGGAATCTACGCGGGCCTCATGCGGGGTCGTGACGGCCGCCCGGATTACCACCTGATCATCGCCCCAGCGGAAAGCGACGGTGAACTCCAGTGGGGCGGTTACGGCAGCAAATCCACGGCGACCAGCAAGTGGGACGGCCTGGCGAATACCAAGGCTCTTCTCGAAGAAGGCGATCACCCAGCTGCGGAGTTCGCCGCTAGCCGTAATCTTGGCGGACACACCGACTTCTATCTGCCGGCTCAGGCTGAACTGATGCTCGCCTGGGCAAATGTTCCGGAAGCCTTCTCCGAGGGCTACCACTGGAGCAGCACGCAGTACTCCGCCTACAACGCCTTCTTCGTGGACTTCAACGACGGCTGGACGTACGGCTACTACAAGGACTTCGACTTCCGAGTTCGCCCGGTCCGCAGATTGCTTCGCTAATTCATTCATTCGATCAGGACTGATCGTAGGAGGCCAGGATGGCCATGCACACGGAACTGCAGATTCACAAGACCGCCGAGGAGCTGCTCGGCCTGACGCTTGACCTGGTCAGGAACATCCCACGGGACCTGAAACAGGTCGTCGGCTCAAAGCTTCGTGATGAGGTTCTGCAGGTTCTTGTCCTGATCGGCAGAGCCAACATGGCGAAGGACAAGGTGGCTCACCTCAACCAACTGCTCGAAAGCATTTGGATGGTGAATTACCTGCTCCGAGCTCTGGCCAACAAACGCTTCATCAGCCTCAAGCAACACGCCTCGGCGATGCAGCTCACTGCCTCAATTGGCAAACAGGCAAACGCCTGGAAAGGAAAGTTCGCAACCGCGCCCGTTGGGTGAAGGCTACGGCCTCCGCTCCTGCGCGCTGAATCTGGTCTTGCCGCTGCCCTCTCGGGCACCGCCACGCGCACCACGGAAACCATCAGGAACGACTGAAGCGGTCCGGCGCAGTTGCCCTGCTGAGCAATCGGCTGGGCGATGTAGATAGCAAGACAGGTCGCAGTACTCCGCCAACAACGCCTTCAACGTGAACTTCAACGACGGCTGGACGAACAACAACGACAAGAACAACGACTTCCGAGTTCGCCCGGTCCGCAGAATCAGGTGTTGCGATGTTTCCTTTCGAAGATTTGGTCCAGGCCTATTACGACTGTCGCCGGCACAAGAGCAACACAGCCAGCGCGATGAAGTTCGCAGAGCGCCTGGAAGAAAACCTGCTGGGCCTTTACGAGGACCTGCAGGATGGAAGTTACGCCCCTGGACGTTCGATCTGCTTCGTCGTAACAAGGCCAAAGCATCGCGAGGTGTGGGCGGCCGACTTCAGAGATCGAATCGTCCACCACCTTCTCTACAACCACGTTGGCGCCGGCATCGAAGCCCAGTTCATCGCCGACAGCTGCGCATGCATCCCAGGCCGCGGCACGCTGTACGCCGCAGAGCGGCTGGAAAGCAAGATACGCAGCGTGACGCAGAACTGGAGCCGCCCGGCGCACTACCTCAAATGCGACCTCGCGAACTTCTTCGTCGCTATCGACAAGCGTGTTCTTGCCAAACAACTGGCTCACCTCATCACCGACCCTTGGTGGCTGAGCCTGGCGATCAAGATCCTCTGGCACGACCCGCGCAGCAACTACGAGGTGCGCAGCCCACGGCATCTGTTCAACAAGGTGCCGCAGCACAAGCGACTGACAGCGCAGGCCGCGCACCTGGGCTTGCCTATAGGAAACCTGAGCAGCCAGTTCTTCGCGAACATCTACCTGAACGACCTGGACCAGTTCGCAAAGCACCAGCTGCGGGCAAGACACTACATCCGCTATGTAGACGACTTCCTCCTGCTACACGAATCACCGCAGCAGTTGAACACTTGGCTTGCCGAGATTGATGACTTTCTCCCCGGGCTGGGCGCCAAGCTAAACCCGAGCAAGACGATCCTTCAGCCCGTAGATCGCGGTGTCGACTTTGTCGGGCATGTGATCAAGCCATGGCGGCGAACCACCCGAAAGCGAACTGTCGCAGAAGCTCACCGCCGAATCGCCGCGGCGCCAGATGATGAACTTCGCACCCTCGCCAACAGCTATCTCGGCCTGTTTCGGCAGGCAAGCCACTCCCACACAGACCGCGCAGCAATCGCCAACACCCTGCTTCGTAGGGGCTTCTCGGTGGATTTCGCGCTGACTAAGACATTCCCTCCCAGGAGGAAGTCATGACCTACACAGTAAGCATCGAACAGTACGAACTGACGGTGAAGATCACCTATATGAACGTGGTCGAGGGCGACTCAAGCACCTGGGCCAGCGACTGGGACTACCACGGCTACCGCGAGATGGAGTTTGAGGTGGTTTCAGGCCTTGTCTACGACGAGGACAACAACGTCGAGGACCTGGGCGCCAACGGCTGCGCGGCACTTGCCGAGAAGTATGCGGAGTTCATCGAGGAAGAGCTCTGGCTTCAGGTGGATGACGAGCGAGATGACAGTGACTACGACCGCGGCGACGACTGTGCCTGGGAGGCAGCATGAAGCCCTGGCAGGTAATAGATCGACAGATCGAACTGCTCCGCTCCGCCGGCGAGAACACCCCGCTATCGGCCAGCGAAGTCATGGGGATGATCGAAATGGCCGAGGTCTGCCAGGTCATCACCTACGGCGACGGCATCAAGTTCCGTGCCGACGTCCACGACATCGAGAAGAAGCACTGGGACAAGGTGCTTGGGAGGGTGGCATGACAGTCATTGCGCCGACTTTCGAGAAGCTGATCCAAGCCCTGCCCTGCCAGGGCTTTTCTTTGCCCGTCTTCCGCAGATCGCCGTTTAAGTGCAATGGGATGTGGCGGTGCACGCTGGAGGACCAATGAATGAGCTGGCTCTTTTCGCAGGCGCTGGTGGCGGAATTCTCGGAGGCCACCTGCTGGGATGGCGCACCGTCTGCGCTGTCGAGTTCGAGCCCTACGCCGCAAGCGTTCTTGCCGCCAGACAGAATGACGGCCTTCTCCCGCCCTTCCCGATCTGGGATGACGTTCGGACATTTGACGGAAGACCTTGGCGAGGCCTTGTTGACGTGGTTTCTGGCGGATTCCCGTGTCAGGACATATCAGCTGCCGGGAATGGCGCCGGAATCGACGGTGAGCGATCAGGCCTTTGGCGAGAAATGGCACGAATCGTCGGTGAGGTACGACCGCGATTCGTCTTCGTGGAGAACTCACCGCTCCTTGTTCGAAGAGGCCTTGCCGTGGTCCTCGGTGACCTTACCGAACTGGGGTATGACGCTAGATGGTGTGTTATGGGAGCCGCCGACGTCGGGGCGCCCCATCAGCGGGATCGCATCTGGATTGTGGCAAACGCCAGTCGCGGACGATGCAGCGAACCGAGCGGACGGCAAGTGGAACAGCCGCGGCGAACCGAAGTTGAGCGCGCAGGTGCTGCTATGGCCGACGCCAACAGTGTTCGGGAACTACAACCTCCCCGGCGCATCACCAACCAGCGGCATGGGGCTGGCGAGTGCTGTGAAGCTTTGGCCTACACCGGTTCGCAGAGATTACAGGGCGCCAGGTCGAAGCCGGATGGAACGGACTGGAAGCAAGGCTGGAGAGTGCCTTCCGCAAGTCGTAGGTGGCCAGCTGAACCCGGAGTGGGTTGAACTTCTTATGGGATGGCCAAAGGGATTCACGGCGCTTGTACCGTTGCCAAGGGAGGAATTACATGCCTGGGCTAAGGGTTTTGCCGGACAAAATCTGCAAGACATGCGGAGCTGCATTCAATCGACGAGTAATGCCGAATGGTCGGCGTCAAGATGTGAAATTGTTCCTAGCTCAGGAACATTGCAGCAGGACATGCGGGAACAGCAGAAAAGTACTGAAACCGAAGAGCTATCTATGGAGAGCTCGGAAACATCGCAAGGACACCTGCGAGGCTTGCGGATACAAACAGCGTCTGACAGTGCATCACTGCGATCAAGACCAAACGAACAACGACCCAGAAAACCTGCAGACCTTATGCAGCCACTGCCACGACTTTTGGCACGCTATGGCAAAAAGGCTTGGCAAGAAGGTAGCTGGGAGGATGGTGTGCCTCGGATCGGAAAAGGAATAGCCAATCGGGTGGACCGCATTAAAGCCCTTGGGAATGGCCAGGTTCCAAGAGTGGCTTCAACAGCATTCACCTATCTCGCATCCGACTGGCTCTGAGGAGGCAGCATGAACATCGTCATCCCCGGCTGGCTAGCCGTCCTGATCATCCTGATCTGCGCCTCCAAGGTGATTCAGCTTCAGGCCGGCTGGACTGCAGAGCAGCCCATTCAGTACCCAGCTCCACACCCGGCCGCAGCGGGCCGCTGAGCGGATATCTGCGGCGGGATCAGCCGGCCAGTACCCGGTTCGAAAACCCCGGCAGCCAAGCGTCTAGCACCCTCCATCCGGTCGGTACGACGGTGACCATCAGCGGGCGTGATTGGCCGAGTGGCGCACGTAACGCGCCTTCCCTTCTATCAACCGGCTGCGCCCTGCGCGGCAAGGACTCCCCGTGAACGCAGCAACCGAAATTGCCCTCGTACCCAAGGAAAACGCCCTGCAGGTCTACAGCGCCGAGAAAGGCCTTGACCCGTACCTGCAGCAGATTCGCGCCGAGATCGACTCCTTCGTGCCTGACGTGACCACTCGCAAGGGTCGCGAGGCCATCGCCTCGATCGCCTACAAGGTAGCCCGCTCCAAAACAGCCCTGGATGGCGTCGGCAAGGACCTGGTGGCTGAGCTGAAGGAAGTCCCGAAGAAGATCGACGCCGAGCGGAAGCGGATGCGCGATCTGCTGGACAGTTGGCAGGCTGAGGTTCGCAAGCCGCTGACCGAGTGGGAAGAGGCTGAGGCGGCGCGGGTGGCCAAACATGAAGCCGGCATACGGGCAATCAAGGAGTGCGGCCAAGGCCTTATCGGCGGCCAGCCTCAGCCGTTCGGCGTCCTGTTCCATGAACTGGAAGAACGAATTGTCGTGGACTCCAGTTGGGAGGAATTCGAAACCGAAGCACTCCACGCAAAATCCTCCGCACTTGCAAGTCTCAAGGCTCTGTTTGAAGAGCATCAAAAGCGAGAAGCGGAGCAGGCCGAACTGGAACGCCTGCGCGCTGAAGCTGCGGCACGCGAGCAGAAGGAACGCGAGGAGCGTATCGCCCGGGAAGCGGCTGAAGCCGAACGACTGGCCGCCGAACGCCGCGCCCAGGAAGAGCGCGACGCCGCAACTCGCCGCGAAGCAGAAGCCAAGGCTGCCGCTGAGCGCCGTGAGCTGGAGCTGAAACTACAGGCAGAGCACGCCGAGCGCGAGAAGGTGGAAGCACAGCGCCGAGCCGAACAGGCAGAGCGTGATGCCAAAGCCCGCGCCGAGGCCGCAGCCGCGGCCGAACGCCAGCGCCAGGCCGACGAGCAGGCTCGACTCCAGGCAGAAGCCGAGGCGAGAGAGAAGGACAAGGCGCACAAGAAAGCCATCAACAACGAAGCCCTGGCGGCCCTGATCGCCGGCGGCATGCCCGAGGAATGCGCCAAGCAGGCGATCACCCTGATCGCTCAGCGCAAGGTTCCTCACATCGTCATCCAGTACTGAGGTTCGCCATGAGTACCGAAATCATCCAGATGCCGGCGCGCGAGAACGCCGGACTCGTAGCCGGTGAGGTTCACCGCTTCTCGGCGGTCGAGATTCGCCAGCGCGTCAACCTGGTCCAGGAAGTGATGCAGGGCATCATGAAGAAGGACACCCACTACGGGACGATCCCTGGCACGCCCAAGCCAACGCTGTACAAGCCAGGCGCCGAAGTGCTGTGCGTCACCTTCCGGGTGGCCCAGGAATACCAGATCGAAGACCTGTCCACGCCGGAAATGGCTCGCTACCGGGTCACCTGCATCGGCGTTCATCAAACCACCGCCATCAAGCTCGGCGAGGGCGTTGGCGAGTGTTCATCTGGCGAGGAGAAGTACAAGTGGCGTGGCGCGATCTGCCCTGAAGAGTTCGACCTGACCCCGGAGAACATGCGCCGGGTGAAGTTCTCCAAGTACCGCGGCAACGTCGAGAAGAAGGCGCAGGTCCGCACCGAGGCCGCCGACCTCGCCAATACCGTCCTGAAGATGGCCTGCAAGCGCGCCATGATCGCAATGACCCTCAACGTCACTGCGGCCTCAGACATCTTCACTCAGGACATCGAGGACCTGCCGGAGGAGCTGCGCGAGAACGAGCCAAGCCAGCCTGCTACCAACCCTGAATTGGCTGCAAAGTGGGTCGCCCTGGCCAACGCCGCCGAGTCCCCTGATGCGCTTACCTCCGTCTGGAAGGATGGCGTGAAGGAGATTCAGGCTACCAAGGATATGCCGGCCTACAACGCCTTCAAGGTTGCCGTAGAGGCACGCGGCAAGGCTCTGAAGTCTGCCGAACAATCTACCTCCGCTAAGCCGGAAGGAGCCTCAGATGAAATACCTGATTTCTGATCACCCTCAGGGCACTCCCGAGTGGAAGCAGGATCGTGCCGGCCGAGCAACTGGCTCGCGGGCTCGCGACATCCTGGCGCAGATCAAGTCCGGCGAGGCGGCGGCCCGCCGCGACTACCGCATCCAGTTGGTTACCGAGCGCCTAACCGGAGCGCCGGCCGACGACTTCTTTGTCACCAAGGAAATGCAGTGGGGCACCGAGCAGGAGCCCTTCGCCCGCATGGCCTACGAACTGGAGACGGGCCGCATCGTCACCGAGAGTGGCTTCGCCTATCTCCCTGATGTGATGGCCGGCTGTAGCGTCGACGGCTTCGTCGAGGTCGACGGCCGCCTGGGGGTCTGGGAGTCCAAGTGCCCGAAGAGCGCAACACACATCGGGTACCTGGAGGCCGAGCGACTTCCTCCGGAGCACAAGCCGCAGATCATGCACAACCTGTGGGTTACGGGGGCGGAATTCGCCGACTTCGTGTCGTTCGATCCGCGCCTACCAGAGCACCTGCAGCTATTCATCTACCGCTACGAACGCGACGAGGCAGAGATCAGCGCGTACGAGCGCGAGGTACTGAAGTTCATCCGTGAGGTGGACGAAATGGCACAACGACTGACGAGGAAAGCAGCATGAGCCGTGGCGTGAACAAAGTAATCCTGGTCGGCAACGTCGGCGGCGATCCGGAAACCCGCTACATGCCCAACGGCAACGCGGTGACCAACGTCACCCTGGCCACCAGCGAGAGCTGGAAGGACAAGCAGACCGGCCAGCAGCAGGAGCGTACCGAGTGGCATCGCGTGGTGTTCTTCGGTCGCCTGGCGGAAATCGTCGCCGAGTACGTGCGCAAGGGTTCGCAGATCTACGTCGAAGGCAGCCTGCGTACCCGCAAGTGGCAGGGTCAGGACGGCCAGGACAAGTACACCACCGAAATCGTGGTGGACGTGAACGGCAACATGCAGCTGCTGGGCGGAAAACCTTCCGGCGACGGCCAACAGCAGACACGGCCACAGCGCCCGCAACAGGCGCAGCAATCCCAACAAGCAGCGCCGCCGGACGACTTCGACTCGGATATCCCATTCCATCCCATGCATCCCCTGGCGGGCGCATGAAATCAATCTGGCGTGATTAGAGGGCCCTTCCAGGGCCCTTCTTTTTGAGGTGTGCCATGGAAACAGACTTCCCCGAGATTGAAGAACGGTTCGCGGCTGATGCATGGCGTGAGCCGGTGTATGTCGAACACAAGATTACCCACGAAGACCTGACGGCTGCCACCGAGGCGTGGCTGAAGGCAGGTGGCTGCATCACGCAGGTCGAATCTGGCGTGCAGAACGCTGTTGGCTCGCAGTTCAACAGCCGCTCAGTTGGTGAATCTCCGGTAGCGCTGCAAGCCTCTGTAGGCCAGTCGCTGGCAGCCAAGGCACGGCAGGCAAGGCGCGCAGTGATCGATACCGAGCGCGTCGAGAAGCTGCAAGTCCTGCTGCTTGGTGAGACAAACCGCGCCGACGTCTGCGCCGCCCTGGAGATCTCCGACAAGATCCTCCAGCGCCTGCTTGAGCAGTACTTCCCCGGCGACAAATCAGTCGCCCACCTGCGCCGCAAATGGCGAGACGAGGATCAGCCCAAGGTGGTTCAACTGCGGGATGACGAGTGGAAGCTTGCCCACGGACGAATCGTCAAGATCGACGACATCCCGCACAAGCGCTGCCCGAGCTGCAAAGAGGACAAGCCCACCAGCCAGTTCTACGAGTGCAGCAGCCACGCGAGCGGCATCAAGACCTACTGCAAGCCCTGCGAGAAGGCGTTAGGCGCCATTCGCTGGGGCAAAGGAGGCAGCAATGAACAACCAAGCGCTGCTTGATCACCCGGAACTGACCATCGAATACCGCGAAGGCGTTGCGTCCAGGCAGCGCCATGAATGCATCGAAGCCTGCCCCTACGGTCTGCACCTGATGTTCGAGCGCAGCCTGTTCCTCGCCGGCTGGCACGACACCGATATGGGCAAAGCCGCACCACTCTACCGGAGGGCAGCAGCATGAAAGGCCTCGACAAGTCCAAAACACAGCGTCAGATCGAATCGATCACCGGCCAGTCCTTCGACGACATCTTCGAATCCGCGCGCCGGCAAGCCGAGGCAGACGCCCTACTCCGCCGCTGCAAACACATGACCGGCCAGCTCAGCACCATCGGCGGCCAGCAACTCAGCGAAGACATCTGCGAGTACTTCAGGAAGTACGGCGCGCAAAGGGAGGCAGCATGAACCGCGAAGACGTAGCCATGGATTTGACCTTCGAGAACCTGGACCTCCTGCGCAAGGAAGTTCATGCCGCGAAGCTCCTGCTCAGCGAGTGCGACAAGGTGCTTGAGGAAGACGGCGGCGTATACATCGAACTGCGGGCTTTCCTGAGCGGAAAGATGGATGCCGATGACGTTATCGCGCTGCTCGCCTCGCAGCAGGGGGAGCAGGTAAAGCACCCAGAGCAGGCAGATGGCGCGCAGGGGGATGCCTGCGCCTGGCTAGAAAGCCTGGAAGGCGACGCATGGGCTGACGCTTGCGAAGAGATTGCAGCGTCGGTGAAGAAGATGCGTCAGCAGGCAGATGACGAAAAAGTGGAGCGGGAGGCTTTTGAAGCGCATGAATCCAAAGAGCGCCGCCTGTCCCCAACCGATCAGCAGTTTTGGTTTCGGCGTGGCGCTATAGCTGACTACGACCTCAAGTCTATCGATGACGCGTGGAAGGCTTGGAAGGCTCGCGCAGCGCTTGCGCAGCCAGCCCTTCAATGCAAGAAGTGCGGCGGCACTGGCGATGCTGACTCTGGCGGAATCCACCCTTGGGGGGAGGCTGCAATGGTCCCTTGCGATTGCGCGCATACAGAAAGAGCGCAGGGGAAGCGGACAGAGGATGGTGACACTATCATTGACCGGCTTCGCCTTGGCGGCCTGACCATCGACGGCGACAACGCCTACAAGCGCGACCTGCTCGATTGCGTGGTTGGTGCCTTGGCGTTCGGCTTCCAAGGCCGGCCGGCACATGAGGAAACCCATTGGCTGCATCGCTTCTGGGAGATCGGCAACGCTGAGCGAGAAGCCCTCGCCGCCCTGGCGCAACCCTCCCCGGCGCCGGAGCTGGAGCGGCCGGAGGTGGTTACGCATTCTGATGATGCAGCAGTTGATCGCTTCAGCGCGTCCATGAAGCAGAAGCTGGAAGCGGCACGCGCCAAAGGCCGCAGCGGATGGGATGATCCATCTTCCTGCGACGTGGCGTTCCTCGCCGAACGCTTGATTGAGCATCTTGGAAAAGGAAACGCCGGAACGTTCGAGGACGTGGCGAACTTCGCCATGATGCTGCATCAGCGTGGCGCGCACCCGCAGGTGCTTGCAGAGGCAGCTGGCGCCATCGAGCGCGACTATCTCCGCATAATCCAGGCTCAGGAGGAGAAGTGGTCAGGCCGCTTTGAGGTTCTTGAGGATGAGGCAAAAACCTTGAGACGAGAGCGCGACGCCGCCCAGGCCAGGGTGGCGGAGTTGGAGAAGCAGGAGCCGGCGTATTGGCTGGCAGCGGGTATTTTCTGTTTCCCGGAGAAGAAAGAAGCTGAAGAGCACGCAGCACATGTGCTCGGCAGTAATAAGCCAGCAATACCACTCTACACCAACCCGGTCGCCCAGGCTGGGAAGGTGCCTAAACACAAGTTCGATGGGCTGGTTGAGGAAGTCCAGCTGAAGGATTCCATCATTGCTCAGCTGAGAGAGCGGGTGGCAAACCTGCAAGCCTATCGGGATGGCGATAGCTACGGCGGTACGGGCGTGTGGGCCTGGGCTGGCGACGGTGAAGACCATCTCGAAAGCCTGGCATGCCCTATCGTCATCTCGGCGAACGATCTGCGTGCACTGATCGCCCAGGCTGGGCAGGTACCGGAGGGCTACATGGTGCTCCAGACTGCGAGCCTGTCCCATGTGCTCGGACTGGTAGAAGGCGCCATGGAAGACGCATACGGCAACGCCTTCCAGGTGTGCTGTGGCAAAGGCAGTGGTGGAGAGTGCTGCGGCGATCCTGAAGCCGGCTGGAGCCCGGAAGACCAGCGAACCATGGATGTGCTCAACCCGATCCAGCGTGAACTGCGGGCAATGCTCGCCGCCGCGCCGGCGCAGGGAGGTGAGTGATGCCCGACTACAAAGCCGCATTCGAGGCTGCATCGCTCGACCTAAGCACGATCATGTCCGCGCTCGGCTTCGTCAGCTATCCGGGGATAGACCCGATGCTTCGGGCGATCACCAACCTGGCCCTCGCGAAGGCTGAGGCCCAGGCGCTCAGGGAGCAACTGGAAGCCCTGCGCGCAAGGTTTGTGGTGCCGGATGGGTATGCGCTTGTGCCGGTTGAGCCAACGCGCGAGATGTTCATTGCCGTCAATAAGGAAGACGACAAGGCATACGCGGGCGGCTGCGATCATGGCGCCCAGTTTGATTGGCTGTGGGATGCAGCGCTGGAAGCGGCTCCGCGCCTCAACGGCAAGGCGGTGAGCGATGGGCTGTTGCGCGAGACTGTTCGCTCAGTTGACGACATATTCTGGGCAATCCATGCAAAACCTTCGTGCCAGTCAGGCGTTGTTGCTAGGTGTCGGTGCAGGCTGTGTGCCGGAACCAGGCTAGCAATGGCGCGTGATGACCTGAATGCCCTGCTCGGCGAGGGGAAGGAGCATGAGTGAGATGAAGCCAGTAGCGAAGGTGGTCGTATCGCACGATTGCCGGGCAATGCTACGGACAATTGGAGAATTGCCCCCAGAAGGATCGTTTCTCTATGCCATCCCCGCCGACCAGGTGCTGGTGCCGAGGGAGTTGCTTGCCCGGGTTGAGGAAAGCCTGCGCTGCGAGATCGAAGAGCGCTACGCAGGAACGAAGGATCATCCTGCCATCCGGCCGAAGTACCTGCGCGACATCGCTGAAGCCGACGAACTCCGCACCCTCCTCCACCCCTAACCATTCCCCTTAACCGAACACCCGTATGGGAGGCATTACCGTGCCTGACGAAAAGATGATCGAAGAAATCGCTGGGAAGTGGCGCAAGGCTGCTGCTCTCGGCTGTGTTGATGCGCTTGAGTGCGCACTACGTGAAGCCTGGCAAGCCAGCCGCGCGGCTATCAAGGTGGAGTTGCCGGAGCAGAAGCCCTTCTGGGAGTACTACGACGACATAGAGGGCGGCGAATTCAACTGGCGCAAATATCTGACGGCAGTGGACGAAGCCCTCCAGCAAGCCGGAATCGAGGTAGTGAAATGAGCGGAAACATGGAGCGCACTCGCAAGTGGTACGGCGTTCCAGCGAGGCGCGGAATGCGCGTGCTCTACACCGGCTGCGGGCGAAAGGAGTACGGCACTATCCGCAGCGCGCGCGACTGTCGGCTGAACATCCAGTTGGACGGCATGAAGCACACGATGCCTTTCCACCCAACCTGGGAACTGCAGTATGAGCCAGAGGAGAAACAGCCATGACCGACCTCACCAAGCTGAAGGAGCTGGCGGAGCGGGCTACGCCGGGTCGCAACTTTGATCGGCTGCCGTCTGCTGGTGGCGGCCTGAAATACACCTGCACTGGCGACGATGATTCACTCGTTCTGCGCGTAGACCACAAGAATGGCGAGTTCGGCTTCATCGGTCCAAAGGGCGAAGAGGACGAAGCGTTCTTCTTGGCCTGCACGCCGAAAGCAGTTCTTGAGCTGATTGCCGAGGTGGAGCGGCTGCGCGGTCAGGTAGATCACCTGATCAATCAGCACATGCCGCGTGAGCCAATCCCTGACATGCCTGGGTATAGCCGCGTGGTTGATGCAGAGCGACTGGTAGCTGAGAACGAGGTATTGCGCTCTGCGCTCCAGGCCGTCCAGGGCGAGGTGGATGGAAACATCCGCCCCCTCACCCGCGACCTCGTGAACATGGTCAGCGGCGTGAAGAACGGCAGCCACCCGAACGATATCTACGACCACTGCGACGAGATCGACAGGATTATCGACGCAGCCCTGGAAGGAGGCGGGAGATGAATGCGCGCGTTCTAGACCCGTGCTGCGGGAGCCGGATGATGTGGTTCGACAAGGCAGACCAGCTCGCCCTCTTCGGCGACATCCGCGACGAGAAGCACACCCTATGCGATGGGCGCGCGCTCAAGGTCGAGCCAGACCTACTGATGGACTTCCGTTCCATGCCTTTCGATGACGGGTCATTCAAGCTGGTGGTGTTCGATCCGCCGCATCTGCGCCGAGCCGGCGTAGATAGCTGGATGCGAGCCAAGTACGGAATGCTCACCAGCGACTGGAAGCAGGACATCGCCGATGGCTTCCGAGAATGCTTCCGCGTCCTGGAGGATCACGGCGTTCTGATCTTCAAATGGAACGAAACCCAAGTGCCGGTACGGGATGTGTTGGAGCTAGCTGGCGAGAGGCCTCTTTTCGGTCACAAGTCCGGCAAGCGCGAAAAGACGCACTGGATCACTTTCATGAAGCGCGCCGCTCCTATCGCTGAGCAGAACCAGGCCTGACAGGCCACCCCATCCCTGCCCGACGCGGCACCCTCTCAGGTCAGGTACTGGCCGAAGCATACACCCCACATTCTGCGCCGAACGGCGCGAGGTGAACCTATGTCCGCCCTTCTCGCGCCGACGGAAACCAGCCGGCGACAGCCTTCCCTTGCCCCTCGGTTCATAAGGGCGAAGGACGCGGCAGCCTATTTCGGCATGTGCCGTGACGAATTCAACCGGACCATCCGCCCTCTCCTGACGGAAATACGGATTGGGAAACAAGGGGTTGCGTTCGACAGAGTGCAAATGGACGCGGTCGCCGACTCTCTCGTCGAGCGCGCATCAATTGAAAAACCGGGCGCCTGGGGCAAGAATCTGTCCCGCAGCGAGCGCCAGGGCAACGGAGCATTGCCATGGCAAAAACCATCACAGGGCTCCAGAAGCAGCCGAACGGCATCTGGAAAATCGACAAAGTCTACAGAGGAGAACGAATTCAAGAGAGCACTGGCACTTGTGACCGGGAGGAAGCAGAGCAGTACCTGATCCACCTCCTGGAGAAGAAGCGCCAGCAGAAGGTGTACGGCGTGCGCGAGGCGAAGACCTGGCGCCAGGCCGCCACCAGATTTCTGGTCGAGTTCCAGGATCAGCCATCCATCAAGCTGTCAGCCATCTACCTGGAACAACTCGATTCGTACCTGGGCGACCTGCCGTTGCCATTCGTGGACGACGAGGCCTTGGCCCGGTACATCCACGACAGGCAGAACCCGAAGGAAGGGAAGCCGGCCAGCAACCGGACGATCAACATCGCCATCGAGCGCGTGATCCGCATCCTGAACCTATGCGCCCGAAAATGGCGTGACGACCAGAAGCGACCATGGCTCGACACGGTGCCGATGATCACCAAGTTGAACGAGAAGAAGAGCAGCAGAAAGCCCTACCCGATGTCATGGGAGGAGCAGCGGATTCTGTTCGCAGAGCTGCCGGACCATCTCCACCGGATGGCGTTGTTCAAGGTGAACACCGGCTGCCGGGAGCAAGAGGTCTGCAAGTTGCGCTGGGAATGGGAGATCAAGGTTCCGGAACTGGGTACCAGCGTGTTCCTGATCCCTGACGGGTTCGGCGGGCGCCACGAGAAGTCGGGCGTGAAGAACGGCGAAGAGCGCCTGGTCATCCTCAACGAGGTAGCGCGAAGGGTGATTGAGGGGCAGCGCGGCCTGCACACCAGTCTGGTCTTCCCCTACGGCAAGCCAGATGAGTACGGGCCGACGGCAGTCCACAGGATGAATGACAGCGCCTGGAAGAAGGCCAGAGTGCGAGCTGCGGACAAGTGGGAAAAGGACCACCGCACGCAGGCGCACCCTGGTTATAGGTCTCTCCGGATCCACGACCTGAAGCACACGTTTGGCAGACGGCTCAGGGCGGCGGGTGTTACCGAAGAGGATCGGAAGGCCTTATTGGGCCACAAGAACGGCAGCATCACCAGCCACTACTCCGCGGCGGAGCTGGATCAGCTGATTGAGGCGGCCAACAAGGTATCAGCAACCGACAGTCGCGCACCGGCGCTGACGATACTGAAGAGGAGGATGGGCTAG